TATTTTAATCCATTGTTAAATTCAACCACCAAAAACTTTGTTTCAGTGTCAAATTCTGTCCTTTTTATGTTTGAGGATTCAATTTCATTAATAATCTTCGTCCCTTCTATCATCTCTCTCTTTACTGCCATCTTTTAATGGTGTTAATTCGTTTATTATTTTTAATTTGTTGGTAATATATTCATTAAATTCTTCGGTTGTGATATCAAAATAAGAATTTAATTCGCTAAATAAAGAATTTTTTTCATTTTGAAATTTACGATGTAATTCCATCATATCATTAGTATAGAATGGGGGTTTTTCTAAATCTTTTTCACTCCATTCGTATTTTTGAAATAGTTCTCTCAATTCTTTATATGCCGAAAGAAGTTCTTTATCAAAATGACTATATTTTAAAAATTTTTCAAATGGTTTTAATTTCATAATATATAAATATCTAAAAACCCCTCTTTTTAGGGAGGGGTTAATTTTTACAACAAACTTATTCTTTTTTTCTTATCCGTTTTCTTGTAGTTTGCAACAAAGACTGTAAGTATACCATCTTCAATTGTTGCTTCAATGTTGTCAGGGTTATAATCTTGTCCGATTTTGAATTTTTGTGAAATAACTCTCTCTGAGTCTTCACCATTTAATTTGTATGTTCTTTTACCATCTATGTAAAGAACTCCCCCTTCCATTTCTACCTTTAAATTTGACTTATTAAAACCGGGTACATCAAAAAATAAGTAGGCACCATCTTTGGTGTAGTTTACCTCGTAAGGTTCTTTATCTGAATTTTTTGCAACCATACTACTATACGTAGGTTGTCCGAAAAATCCATCAAAAAATTTGTCAAAATGTGAATTTGTGTAAATCATAGTTTTTTGTTTTGTTTTTTAAATTTATTTATTTATCTTTGTTTTGTCAAGTTATGTGCCAACAAAACATATTATGACAAAATGACATACATAGAAAATTTTCAGGACAATTTGACAAAAAATTTGGTAATGTCCTAAATTTGATGAATTTTTGTAAAAATTATAAATTATGAATGAATTAATGGATGATGATGACAAAATGATGAATAAGAAAAAAACTTCATCAGATAGTGATACACCAGTATTAGACAATTTCAGTAGGGATTTAATTAAACTTGCTGAAAAGGGTAAATTAGACCCGGTTATTGGTAGAGAAAAAGAAATTCTACGTATCGCACAGATTTTATCTCGTAGAAAGAAAAACAACCCAATTATTATTGGTGACCCGGGTTGTGGTAAGACCGCAATTGTTGAGGGATTGGCAATTAAAATTGTTAATGGTGATTGTCCAAAAAACTTGGTAGATAAGAGGATTGTTGAACTTGATTTGACTTCAGTTGTTGCCGGAACAAAATACAGAGGACAATTTGAAGAAAGATTAAAGGTTATTATGGAAGAACTCCGAAGTAATCCAAACATTATTGTCTTTATTGACGAAATTCACACCTTGGTTGGTTCAGGAAACTCTTCAGGCTCAATGGATGGTTCCAACATCTTTAAACCCGCCCTTGCTCGTGGAGAATTGCAATGTATTGGTGCGACAACCCTAAATGAGTTCAGAAAGAATATTGAAAAGGATGGGGCGTTAGAACGCAGATTCCAAAAAGTTATTGTTGAACCATCTTCTGTTTCAGAAACAATCACAATCCTTAAAAGTGCTCGTGAAAAATATGAAACATACCATAAGGTAACCTATAGTGATGAAGTGATTGAAGCTTGTGTTAAACTTGCGGATAGATACATCACGGATAGAGGTTTTCCTGATAAAGCGTTTGACATTTTGGATGAAGTTGGGGCAAGAATGCAAACTGAACTAAAAGTTCCGGAAGAAATTGAGATATTGAAAAAGCAGGCAGCAGAATTAAAACAAATAAAGGTGGATGTTGTTAAAAGACAACAATACGAAAAAGCTGCAGAGTTAAGAGACAAGGAGAAAAAACTTATAGCCAAATTAGACGCCGAAAAGAAGAAGTTTGAAGAACAGATGCAAAAAGAAAAACAAAAAATATCTGTTGAAGATGTTTATTCTGTTGTATCAACAATGACAAACATTCCCGTAAGTAAAATGAACGTGGATGATAATAAAGCGTTAATCAATCTTGATAAATCTTTGATTGATAAGGTTATAGGACAGAACAATGCGGTTATTAAGATTGCAAAATCAATTAAAAGAAACAGATTAGGTATCAAAGACCCAAATCGTCCAATCGGCTCATTCGTATTTCTTGGTTCAACCGGTGTTGGTAAGACATATCTCGCAAAACAACTTGCAAGAGAAATGTTTGGTAGTGAAGATTCACTTATCAGAGTTGATATGTCAGAATACCAAGAGAAACATAGTATATCAAAAATGTTAGGCACTACCGCTGGTTATGTTGGGTATGATGATGGAGGATTTTTAACTGAAAAAGTAAAAAATAAACCATATTCTGTAATTTTATTTGACGAGGTTGAGAAGGCTCATAAAGACATATTCACAATATTACTTCAAATTTTAGATGATGGGTATGTGACTGACGGACAAGGTAGAAAAATCAACTTCAAAAATACTTTAATCATTTTGACTTCAAATATCGGAGTTAAAAAATTACAGGACTTTGGAACAGGAATTGGTTTTAGCACAAATGCTTACAGCAATGAAGAAGCTAAAAAACAAATGTTAATGAAAGAAATGAAAAACTTTTTCTCTCCTGAATTTATCAATAGGATTGATGATACAATAGTATTCAACACATTAAATTCTGACGATATTAAAAAAATTACTAAAATTGAATTAGATAAGTTAATGGAAAGAATTAAAGGGATGAATTATACTTTCACATATGATGATAAATTGGTTGATTTAATACATAAAGTGGGGTATGATGAAACTTATGGAGCAAGACCAATTAAAAGAGCAATTCAAGATAGGGTTGAGGATTACATCTCAGAAGAAATACTTAAAGGTATTGTTAAAGAAGGAGAATCTAGATTTATTGATGTTATTGACGACCAATTAGTTTTGATTCAATCGCCCGAAGTAGAAGAGGAAACCAAGAAAAGAACAAGAAAAAAGAGAGGGGTTAATTAATCCCTCTTTTTATTTCTTCAATAATTTCATCATCAGTTAAAAAATAAGGTAATCTTATTAATTTAATACCTTCTAATTTACAAAAAATATTTTTTATCTCATCTCTCATTTTGGTTTTTTCGTATTCAATATCTCCACCAAAAAAATCAATAGATTTAAAATGTTGTATTCCGTCAAATTCAATACAAATATTTTTTTCCGGTATATAAAAATCAAATCTTAAATTATTTTCATTTTTACATCCCAAAATAGATTTATTATAATCAAATTCAATATTATTTAATTTTAGGTAATCATAAATTTTTTTCTCCCCATAACTAATTTTTTCTCTTTTATCAATACCTAACCAATCATTATAATCAACCCATCCTTTATTTTTATATGTTTTTTCAGGTTTTTTTGGAATGTCTGCAGGTATTTTATTTAAATCTAATCTCCTCCATTCTTTATACATTTTTAAATTTAAACTACGAGCCCATTTTCTGGCATCCTCAAAAGACATATATTGTTTTTGATTATCTTGTATTCTTCCTGTTCCTAAAAATTCACCCCAACCCTCCCATTCATTTTTATATGTGACATATGGATTATAAGGTATTTTAATATCATCATTAATAATATGTTTTATTTTTTTGGCAAAATCTGACTTACTAAATATTTTTTTTGATTTAATGATGATTTTACATTCATCGTAAGTGTAATATATATTATTTAATTTTTTCTTAAAAATTGGTTTATCTAAAAAACTAGACCAATTTATCCAAATATCTTTACCATAAAAAGTTACGGGATTTAATGGTGCTCTTTTTCCATCGGACGAAATTAAATTTTTATAAATTTTAATATATTCATCCTTACTTTTTATAGATAACGAATTAACAAGTTTTTTTAATTCGCTATATTCATAAAATTTATTTTTTATAACCGACATATCCTGAATTATTATATATTATATAAATATCTACAAATATAGGATTTTTAGTGTAAAATAATTTTTTTTATAAATAAAAAAACCCCACCTTTAAAGTGGGGATTTAAATTAAAATACTGAATTGTGTTTGGGTTTTTTATCATTCCCTTTTTTTATATTTATTTAACCTCTATTTTGTGGTGGCCCGAATTTCATATTAAGATATGGTGTAATATCTTTGATTATCATATCATAAACTTTTTTTCCCTCAACACCAATTGTGTTGGTATTTTTCAAATTAATTTTATATTCTTTCTGCACTAATGATTTACTATTTTTATTTACACCCCAACCCCATTCACCGGTAGTTGGTTTACAATTTATCCAAATACCATTTTGGTCAGTAACCTCACCTTTACTCAACGAAAGTACACCATACTTTTCCATCATTTTATCTTCTTTAAATCCTTTTGATGTTAATACATCTCTTAAAGCCGCAAATGTATGCCATTGTTTTCTTTCATCCGTATTTTGTTCGTTAACAACTCTTCTAACCAATCTTGTTAAATCAGATTCAGTTAATCTTACTATTCTTGCCATAATATTAATTTTATAAATAAATATCACATAAAATAAAAAAACCCCACCTTATTAGGAATGGGGTTTTTATCGTTTTTTTTTTATTTTAAATTTTCTGTTTTGCCGAAATCACATTTTTTTTGTCTTTAACTTTTTGATAATCAGAATCACTAAGTTCGAAACAAACAATCCATCTTTTTTCAACAAAAACTTTTTCTTTTTCTTTTCTTTTATCGGGTGTGATATTCTTACGTACCACAAGGTCATCTTTGGCTTGTATAACGGATAAATCTGTTTTTGAACCTGAAACAACTAATTTAACAAATTGTTCAGCATTAGCAGCTGAACTATTTTTTTCAGTTGCGGTACCTACAACAGGTTGTCCCACAGTAAATTTTACATTCGGGAATATATTCTTTACAATATCATAAAAATTATTTGCTCTTCTTTGTGCTAATCCTTTATTATCATATCCTCGACTTTGACCTACCGCGGATGCTCCACCAATAATTTTTATTGATATAGGGGTTCCTCCCATAGCAGAGTCCAAAGTAGCATTTGATATTGCCGTCATACCTTTTTTAAATTCGGTACTATTTGTATCAATTTTGTCTTCACCATTTTTAAATAAAGACCCATCCATTTTAATTGTTTGTGATTTTGTTCTTACATCTATTCCTCCAGGTCCGGGTGCACCTAAACCATCCCTCTCACCTCCAAAATAGTTTGGTTTATCAAACGGAGGTTTAGGTTGTTCGTTAATTACTCTTCTAACCAATCTATTTAAATCAGATTCAGTTAATCTTGTTATTCTTGCCATAATATAATTTTATAAATAAATATCACATAATACAAAAAAACCCACCTTATTATAGAGTGGGGATTTAAATTAAAATATTGAATTGTGTTGAGGTTTTTTATAATCCTTTTTTTTGGTGTGTTTGACATAACCGAGGGATTCAATCATTTTTCGTCCCATATCAATTCCGTTAAACACGTCTTCAACCACAACATATTCATTTGCCGTATGGTAGTTGTAATAACCGATTGAGAAGTTAATACAAGAAAAATCAAATAGGTTTCTCAAAGCATAAACATCAGTGTATGGATGAATCATATACCTCATATCTTCGTTATTCATACCTTCGGTTAATACTTTATCACATTTCTCAAAAAAGTCCGAATTTCGGTCAAATAATATGTTCCCATAACACTGCTCGGTAATCATCCAATTCTCCGGAGCGTCAAATTGAATTCCGTATCCAACATTACTGAAAAACTCAGGGTCGGCCTTTCGTGAGCCGTGACAACCGGTTTCTTCCGATACGAAGAATGCCGCCTTCAAATATGGTAATTCTTTTAAAAGTGTTAGACACGCAAATACACCACATTTATCATCACCTCCGATTCCGGTAGGTGCTCCTTCATTATTATACGCTTTAAGGGACAATTTAAGTTGTTCTTGTGCGTTTCTTAAGTTTTCCTCACGAACATTTATTGTGTCTATGTTGTGGACTGTATCTGTATGGGCGATTACACAGGGATAATAAAAATCTTCGGGAACTTCTTGTTCTTTTTTGGTTGCGTAAATATTATTGTAAATATCAATATGATATTCTATATTGTTCTCTAACAACCAGTTAGCAATATAAGCAACCATTCTTTCTTCTTGATAAGTTACGGTTGGGATGCTAAGAACTTCTTTTAATAAATCTATATCTTGTTTCATAAAACAAAGATAGGTAAAAAATGTGAATAATTAAAATCTTCTTAGTTTTTTTATTACGTTTTCTTGTAATTTAAATAATTCGGGGTGATTTAATAACAATTTGAATCCTTCAATATCAACGCTCCTAAATGTTTCCTTAGCGTGCCAATCATATGGGTTGAGAGATAACTTAATTTTTAATTTTAATGTGTTTTTATCGACTTCATCTATTCTAAAACTATAATTGGTATCTTTCGGTAATCTTTCCCACTTTTGTATACTATATCCCATATCAAATATTTGCTTATAAATCTGACTAACTTTAGCAATATCGTCATCTTCCTCAAGTTTATCTATAATTCTATCAAGTTGTCTTTCAACATCTCTATTATACATAACATCATCAAAATTGTTGGAATCTCTAAATTCATATTGATTTTCGTGCCACCCACCAAGGTTATATCCTCTACCATCAGACTTTTCTGTTTCACAAATTCTCTCAAATAATTCCTCAAAATTTAAATCGGTATCTTGAACTAGCAAATACCACATTATAAGATTTGCGGGGGTTGATTTAATCATATCAAAATCCCGGTATAATTCAAAACCAATCTTATTTAAAAACGTATTTAATTCTTCTTTAATTGAGTCCTTTGCGGTTATTCTAATTTCTTCATTCAAGTATGTATGATACTCGCTAACTATATTACTCGCCTCAGTATTAAAAAGTTCATCTATTGTTCTTGCCAAAATAGAACTCTCAGATTCTTCATTTAAATTAGTTTCTTTACCAAGAACCATTAACGATATCTCTTGGAGTTTCTTCATATTCTCTTCATTAAAGCTATAAAAAACTGAACCATACCCCTGCGTAAAATCATCGTATATACTTTCATAACTTTCTATATCAATATTACTGTTTGAACTAATAGCCATTCTTGCAAACCATGCATCATCATCATCTAACCCCAATAATTCAAATAACTTTTCATCATCCGCAAATTCAAATGTGATTTCCGATTGTGCCCGATTACTTGCACGAGAAATTCTATATATGTCTTTATCGTAACGCTCAAGGGAATCTTCATTAAATTTACCTCTTGAATACATCCTTAAAGCTTTGTAAAATGTTAAATCGTCTTCTTCTTCTAATATAAATCTCACAGAATTTTATTTATAAATATTCCTTTGTTTTGAATGTTGGATATTTATTCTTACATTTGTATAAGTTATTTGAAATTATGGGGTAGGTATAGGCATTTGATTTCAGACATCAAGGGTAAGTGGCACGTAGGAGCAGGATTAACTCCTTATAATATGATTCAAACTTTAAATGGCAAAACCATTTCTAAACTTTCTACTCTTGGTCTTATCAGAGAAGAAAGTGTTGTAGCTGCTTAATTAGTAGAGTACGACATTCGGGCCGGTGCACATACGCCTAGGAACAGAAGTGCTCACAGTGTAACACCACTGTAGAGTGTTGGAGCACATCAGACGGCTCTTGAAAATCCGGTTTGGGGATTTTTGGAAGTGATTATCTTAATCTGTAACTTCCTATTTGTCAGTTGAGAACTAATTGAATAAACGTGTAGTCACTTATTTTTGAGTAGGAAAGACCACGGTTCGAATCCGTGCTACTCCACCATACTAATCCCTCTTTAACCGGAGGGGTTTTTTATTTTATGGTATATTTATTATTAAAAATATTTTATGGCAAAAATTATAAGATTAACTGAAGCTGATTTAACAAGACTTGTTAGAAGAGTTATGAATGAACAAGAAAAAGGAAAAGTTGTACCATGTTCTAAAATTGGAGTTAAGACAAATGGATATTGTGATTCAATTACTCGAGAAGTTTTATTTGTACAATGTTCGGATTTAGGAGTTAAGACACCAGGGTATTGTGAGCATAAAACAAAAAAACCCGTTGTTCAGTGTAGTAAAATTGGTGTTAAACACCCTGGTATTTGTTATAGGGATAATGGTAAAATTTGTAGGTAATAAAATATTTATAAATAATAATACGCCCCACTATTTTATAGTGGGGGTTTTCATTTTATGGTATATTTATCATTATGAAAATTTCTGAATTTTTCCTATCTGAGGGTAGAAAAGAAGACATATTAAAAAAATATATGGAGGATTTTGATATCCAAGTTTTAGATAGAGTATTAAATGACCCCTTTACAAAATCAAGTAATTACAAATACGCCGATTGGATACTAAAGAAATTAGAATTCAACTCACTTCCGTTGGCGATGGAAGTATTGGAATTGGTTAAACAATTTGACCGAGTTGGTAAAAACTTGGAAATTAAAGATATTAACCAATATCCTGATGTCGTAGAATTGAGAGCGGCGATAGAAGATTATAGTTCAAAGTCTCAAGAAAAAAAGGTTGACTCTGAAGCAAAAAAAATATATGAAGATGGTAGAATTCTTATTGTAAAACCATTGTCTCATAAGGCGTCTTGCAAATATGGTGCGGGAACCAAATGGTGTACGACACAATCTTCACCAGGATATTACGAAAAATATACCACGGGTAACCAAGGACTTTATTATATCATAATGAAAGATTTTGATATAAAAAATAAGTTTTATAAAATTGCATTACATAAAGGAAATTATAATGTGGATACTTGGTATGATGCAGAAGATACTGTAATGCCACCAAGAGAAGTTGAGATATTAAAAGTGTTATTGGGTAAAAAAGCCTCTAATTTAATTGAAAATGATTTTAAAGAGAATAAAAATCAAGAATTAAAAGAATTTTTTAATATAAAGAATAATAATAGGATAGAGGTAATTAATAATCTTTTTAATTCAAAAAAACCATTAACTTTTGAATTTAGAAACCCTCAAATAATTAGTGACAGTGAGGGATTGGCGGAAATGGATTTAATTGTTTATTTAGGTCAGGTAAATAATGATGATAGAATAGAACAAGGGATTTTGATGATTGAGTATAAAAAACAAGCAGATAACTCATATTTTTTTGACATTAGTTATGAACCGAGTGAAGGATTCACTCCTCCTGTTGAACTTAATAGTTTGTTTCATATGGGTATTAGTTTAACATTAATACTATCGGATACCTCTTCCAGAGGATTCAAATACTTTTGTGATTTATTAAGTTCTCAAATTTGGAGAAGACTTTATAGAGATAAAAACCTAGAAAAATTTGTTTTGGGTGATAAAAAAGGTTGGAAACCAAATAGAAGTAGTTATGGTTTTACATTTGAAAGAAAGGGTGGTTTAATTAATAAATTAGTTGATTATTTAGACAGCGGAAAAGAAGGAAGTGCAATGGATTTCTTGGAAGACTCCAAAATTGTTAGAATTATGACAAATCCTGATGGAACAAAAAAATATATTGGAAAAAATGGATATATTGAACCAAAAGGATATTTTAGTTCATTTTTTACATCTGCAAGAAACGCCGGAATATTAAGTTCTGAGAGAAAAAATAAAAAAAATATCTTAACAAAAGGCCCTAACTTTGATGATTTCAAAAAAGGAAATTTAGTCGCGATTTAATATGAAATATAAATTATCAAACGAAAAATTTAGACAATTAGTTTTCAAGTTACTTAATAATGAATTGGAACAGGGTAGATTTGGTGCTTGGGTAGGTTCTTATGGGTATAGTAATTTACGAGTGAATGATGAATATGACGGACTTATGGTTCTTGTTGATGATGAAGATATAAGAATATATCCTGCGTTATATCAAAATATAATGGAAGCTCTTGGAATGAATATCTATCAAATAGAGGAGTTTTTACATATGTGGGCGACAACTGAATTACCCAAAAAAATGCCTTTGGGTAAAAAATACTTTTTAAGTGATAAATTTGTGGATATTATGACTTACCTCCCCTAGAAAGCTTGCGAAAATAGATATATAATCCAAAAAATACCCCCGCAATACAATACAAAACGAAGTTGGCTTTCCATAAACTTCCGGTCCATAATATTAGAGAATACTGAACGGCATCGAACCCAAAAGGATTGAAAAAAAGTGCCAACATTAAAAAGATTTGAGAGAGATTGTCTTGAAACGTTGCTCTCCATGTTTTTCTGTTTATCTCCATCCGTCATATATTGGGATTTAAAATTTATGTTACAATAACTTTTATAATACTTATAAATATCCTATCTTTGTTTTATGAAAACAATTTTCCTTGATATTGATGGTGTATTGGCAACCTACAAGCAATATGTAATGAATAAAAAAAAATTTCAGGACAAAAACCCTATTGCGAAAGAATTAAATATAGCATATCCGTTTGACCCCAAGTGTGTTAAGATATTTAATGAAATATTGGATGAGACCGGTGCGAATATTGTATTGAGTTCAGATTGGAAAGAACTTTTTAATTTAAAAGAGTTGGATAAGATTTTTAAATTCAACGGAGTTAATAAATCACCAATTGATGTTACAATAAGTGAACTTGCATCATTCGGTAATCAAACTATGAATAGGGCGTTTCAAATAGGGGAATACGTAACGAGAAACAATATCACAAATTATGTTGTTATTGATGATTTGAATGTTGGTAAGTATATGGTGATAACGAATGAGGAGAATAAGTTTGTTTTAACCAATGATTTTGAGGGGATTAAACAATTAAGTATAAAAAATAAAATTATAAACATTTTAAATAATGATTGATTTAAGAAAAATTTTGGAAGAAGAAGGTGTTATGAGAAAATACGAAGGCGTTGCACCGGAAGGATTTGTTTTGGTTCACGAAAAAACATTGGAAGAATTAAAGATTTTTGATGTTTGGAAAGAATGGAAAAATGATGCGATAACCATTAAAGAGATGAATAACAAAAATTTTGAATGATTTTGGATATTTATTAATTATGGATAAAACAAGAAAATTAGTAGAAATTATTGAAAACCGAAATAAGTTAAAACAAATTAATGAAGGTCCTAGTATGGTTAAACTAAGTAACACTAGTTACCCAAATGTTAAATTTGATAACGACGGAACTAAAAATGATTATGTTAACGATGCATTATTAAACGACATAAATAGGGCTGCCCAGGCGGCAGGAATTGTTGCAACAATAACAACCGCAAAAACAGGTCACAACTCTCTTACAATTAATGGTCGTCCAAGCAGACATATGACAGGAATGGGTGTTGATGTTGCAATTTTAGATGGGATAGGGTCTGGCGGAGCGACTAATTCACGTAATGGTATTGCTAGTTTTAGAGAAAAAGGTAATAACTTAAAAAATGCGTTAGTTTCTATGGGTTATGTGTGGAATGTGGAATCAGGGAACGATAAGGCGGTTCTTTGGCAAACAGACACCGGAGGAAATCATTACAATCACTTACACATATCTAATAAATCGGGTGAGTCTGAAACTAACCCGAGTAATCAAGAACAAAAACCGGGAGAAGAACAAAAATCGGGAGAAGAAAAAAAAACAGGTGAAAATTCGTCATCATCTAATTTATCTTCAGTTGCTTCTGACTTAACTAAAAAAGTAAGCGGAGGTAGAGGGGGTATGCGTTATTCTGATTCAGACACTCTTTTGGCTGACCTTGCAGCAAGTTTTTTAAATATGAAAGAATCTAGAGAATATAGTAATTTTGGTAAAAATGCTTCCATAGGGGAAAATAAAATTGTATTGCCTTCATCAGATAACACAACAATAGACGCACCAATCTCCGGTAAAATAGTAAAAACAAATCAACTAGGGTGTAGAAATGAATTATCAATACTACATGAAGTTAATGGAGAGGAATACTATTTAACGTATTGTGATATAACTAATCCATCAGTTAGTATTGGTGATAATGTTAGAAGAGGAACAAGATTAGGTTCAATATCAAATGACATCTCAATTTACGTTTTTAATTTATTAGGTCAAAAGTTAGATTTTTTATCGGTTGGGAAAGAGGAGAAAAAAAATAAAAGAAATAAAGAAGAGAAAAATAAAGAAGTCAAAAAAAAGAAATATAGTAAAGACGATAGTTATACCTATTATGGTTCAAGTAACAAAAGAAGATACTCTGACCCAGACGATTTTGTTGTTGACGCATTAAAGTTGCCGTTTAAAGTTTTAAGTAGTTTAACTAAGGGAGGGTTAAAGTCCGTAACAAGCAAAAAAGTTGACGATGAAGAAACAGGTAAACCATTTGAACTTCCGGGTGGATTAAAATCCGTAACAAGTAAAAAAGTTGATGAGGAAATTGAAAGAATTAAAAGATTATTAAAATAAAAAAACCCACCAAAAGGTGGGTTTAAAGTTTTCAACCTATTTTAAGTAAATTATTTTGTTGTATCTACTGCGGTCTTAGTTGAATCACAACAAACTTTAGTTGAATCACAAGATACACTTGTAGAATCACAAACTTTTGTTGAATCAGTTGTTGTTGGTGTTGTTTTAGTTTCTCCACCACACGATGTCAATGCTACGATTGAAAGGATTGTTACGATTTTTTTCATTTTAATTTTTAATTTTTAATTTTTAATTAGTTTCATTTATAAATATATCAAACATTGGTTGAATTGTCAATTTTTATTTATTTTTTATTAAAATAATATTTGAACGACAATAATAAGAAGTGCCAACAATAATGACAATATTGTTTTTAATGTAAAAGGTTCCTTAAATAAGGAATAACTCATAACTGAGAAAACAATCATCCCCAACGCAAATCCAATAATCCTACTAGGCCAAATTTCACCATTAAATGCCTTTATAAAATATTTAACAGATTCCATAAAAAGCCAACTTATTGGAATACTAAGAAGTAATAATAAAATCTTATACTTATCATACCAACCGTATTTATGACTAACTTGTAGTTGAAAAAAAGTTAAAATTTGTGCTACCAATCCATATAAAATGGCGTTAACTATATTTGAAAAGTTCATTCTGTAAAAATAGTAATTTATATTAAGGAATCAAAGAAATATCCATTCATTAATAAATAGATAATCTATGTTTAAAAAAAAAATTTGTCTAATTAATTTTTTTTATTTAGTTTTGTGGAAATTAAAAGTTATGAAAAATATTAAAGATTTTTACGAGAAAAATAAAACACGAATTTTTATTGCGGTTTTATTCATTGCATTAATATGTTTTGAAATTAGTTATTTTAACTTATCTGATAAAGTAAAACAAAAAGAAACAGAAATTAAATTATTAAATAAAAAATACTTACCTTGTGATAGTTTAAAAATCAGAGTAGACAGTCTTGAGAATGAATTGTTTATTTTAAACACAGAATTGACCCGACATGAAATCACAAGAGAAGAAATATTTCATAAATACCCTAAGGTAGGGGAAGAATATCAATATTTTATCACAAATTTTACAGAGTAAATAAAAAAAACAAATATGAATAATCAATTAGAATTTCAAAAGTATTACACCAAACATTTGGGTAAAGGTTCATTAGACCTACACTATCACAATCAAGTTATTGAATCATCTATGACACCTTATATCCTTGAGGAAAGGGAAATGAGGGTTACACAGATGGATATCTTTTCAAGATTACTTCGTGACAGAATATTATGGGTTGCAGGAGTTGTTGATGATAGAATGTCAACAGTAGTTCAAGCTCAACTTATGTTCTTGGATAATACAGACAAGGCGGATATTACAATGCATATTGACTCCGGTGGAGGCTCGGTCAAATCAGGTCTTTCTATGGTTGATGTTATGAATTATATTGCTTGTGATGTAAGAACTGTCAATACAGGAATGGCGGCTTCTATGGGTTCCGTATTGCTCGGAGCGGGCACAAAAGGTAAAAGAAGTTCATTGAGATTTTCAAGAACTATGTTACATCAATCATCAGGAGGGTTTAGTGGTAACATTCAAGATGCCGAAATTGATATGAAAGAGTGGCATAAAGTTAATAAAACCCTTTTCGAACTCCTTGGTGAGTATTGTGGAAAACCTGCGGAAAAAGTAATGAAAGATGCTCAAAGAGACTTATGGTTGGATAGTCAGGAATCTTTAGATTATGGTATTATTGATGAAATTGTTAAAACAAAAAAAATTAAATAAAAAATAAGGTCAGGAATCTGACCTTATTTTTTTATATTGATTCGCAATTCTACCTGTACCTAAAAAATCGCCCCAACTAATCCACCCTCTTTTTTTATAATATCGCTCAGGTCTATTTGGAATGTTTTTAGGTAATTTGTTTTCCTTAGCAAATTTTTTATACTCAACACCGGAATTAATTTTTAAATCTTTAATTGTTTTTTTTGATTCCTCATATGAGATATAAGACACTAAATTATCCCAAACTTTATTTGTCCCCAAAAAATCCCCCCAACTAATCCATCCTTTTTTTAAATAAACTTCTCTAGGGTTTGATGGTATAAAGTCAGGAATATTATTAATGTTAATATACCACTTACTTTTAGAAGTTACTTTTAAATTTTGTTTAACCCAATCTTTTACTTCGGTATAACTCATTTTGTATTTAATTCCTGAACCCCCCTCACCACCTTCTGATGTGTTTGTTAAATTATTAAATTTAGATAGGTAGTATTTTTCTCTTTCCTGCCAAATAATTTTATCGCACTCCTCTAAAATGATAAAATCAATTTGATAATTTTCTTTTATAATCCAATAATCTTTGTGGGTTAATTTTTTATTTTTTTTAAAATCGTATTTGGTATTATGAATATGTCTTTTTTTTCGATGTTCGGGATTATCGGATTTCCCAACGTATCTAATGATATCAGGTTTTTTTTTACTAACTAAACCATAAATAAATGTTTTTTTCATACCTATAAATATAATAAAAAACAAAAAAAATCATAGTTATTATTCAGGTGGTCTAGTTTTATTTTTAATAAAAAAAAGGGTGTCTTTCGACACCCTCTTTTTAGATTTGGAATACCCCCTTTTTTTTTAAAAAAGACCCGATTTATATCCCAAAGTATTACTCCTTGAGAGTAAGTTAACCCATAGCCAATCCTCCTGTTAGAGAGTCTATGGTTGGAATTTTACTTCCAGCATTTTTTACAGCATCAGATATACTTTTCGCCTTTCCTCCGAACATATTAAACAATTCACATACTTTACCTGAAAGTTTTTCTTCAAGACTTGACACAACTTCGGTATCTTTAAGAGAATTTCCCATTGTGTTTCTTAAGATGTCAGATATAAATCCGCCAAATTCTTTTTTTTCTAGAAAATTCATTAATGTTGCTTCAATAAGGGATTCTGCGATTAATCTTGTTAGTGTTTTACAATCTACAAAAGCCTTTATTAAATCTCCGGGTCTTGATGTTAAGTATGATATCATAAATTTTTTAAAAAATCCATTTGATGTAAAACCTAATTTAGTTAAAATCTTATCGATGATAGGTTCTGCTAACGTCTCAACTCCACCACCAAATAATCCTTTTAACATTCCCCACAAATTAAAGTCCTCACTAATCAATCCTTCTTCATTTATTTTACGAAGTTCAACAATCGTTTCTCCAAAAATTGAGACTTGCTTATGTCGTGGTAAAAATTTAAAAGTTTTAGAATTATATTCACCTTCAGCAATTAACTTTAATCGTGAGACTATAATTTTCTCTTCAATCATTAAGTTATCTTTCTTTTCTTTTATTTCTAAAAGTTTTTTTCTTATTTCTTTTTTCATATAAAATTAGTTATTGTTATCAAGTCTATAAGCATTTTGTCTTTCAGGAGGTGTTCCAATTGGATTTTCTTTACCTGAGAAGAAATCAACGATATCGTCCATTTTTCTCGAACCACCCATAAATCCTAAATTCCAATTACCTTCACATTTTCCTTGTGATTTTTTCAAATCTTTAGAACAGAATCTTCTTTTACATGCTTGGGCGTTTCTTTTCATTTCTTGGAATGCGGTTGTTGTTGCGTCAACACCATTCTCATATCCTCTCATATATTCAACCAAAACTCCTTTACAATCTCTTTTATCAACCTGTTTAAATTCTGATTCTTGACTTACAACACCTCTCGATGCGGTTCTAACATCTTTCAAACATGCCGGGTTAACAAATATCTTCAAACCTTCTTTAACACCATATTCCGCACCACCAACAACATCAACTAAACTCCATTTAGGTTCCACTAAAGGTTGCTCGGCTTGGAATGCCCAACAAAAACTTCCGGGGTTATTGGGGTCTACTTTATCTTTGGTTCTTTGAAATCTATTTCCATATCTATTAATTAAAAAATCAATAACTTCTGTTTGTTCTGCAGAGCCAGCTCCTCCAATAGTTTTTCCTTTTTTCTTAAAATAATCTTTACCATTAATTTTTTTCTGTTCGTAGAATTGAGGGTCAGAAAGGTTTATATTTGCAGCTTTGGCTTCATCATATGTCATCCATCCACCGGCTTTTATTTCTTGGTCGCTAGCGGTTGCTTTGAAATCGTCTGATTGTGCGGTTAACCCGGCACATTTCCATTTATATGTACCTTTTTTAACCCAAGAATTATTTGCCACCTTTGTTCCATCATATACATCAAATGTCATATCATTTTTGTATACTAGAACATCACCTGTAACATATTTAGGTTTATTAGTAACAGCACTTAATGAACCGTCTTTAGTTGCGGTAATTTTAATTGCCCTATTTCCACCTACCTTGACAAAAGACCCATTTTTTAATGTGGGACAAACACTTTTAGCCTTTGTTATAAGGTCATTACCTGTTGGCGCAGCAAGTTGTTCGGATAAAAATATTTTTTCTTCTAATTTATTTTCTAAAATAAATTTATAATCTTTATGTTGTTTTAATATTTCATTTTTTTCCGATTCTGATACTATAAATTTTTTCATTATTTTTTTAATTTTATTTTAAATTTTATGCTACTTCTTCATCGTCAGTTGATGTTGTTGTTGTTTTTGTTGACGTTGTTGATGTTTGATTTAAATCGGTATCCTCATCTTCATCATCCTCGAATGGTGTTGAGGTTGTTGTAGTTTTATTACAAACTTTGTCATAGGAATCCTGTGTAATCTCTGTTCCGGAAACACCCGCTCTTTCCAAATACCCTTGTGTAATAGTTCCAAAATTACCTGTTTGATACTTAGCAGGCATATTTAAACAAGCTTGAATTTCTTTTATTTTATTATTTTTACAATTTTGACTAATTGGGAATGTTTCAGGACATGAAGTGTATTTACTTCCTCCTCCTGTACCACCACCTGTACCACCACCACCACCATCAACCGGAGGTGTATCAGGAAATTCCGGTGGTAATGGGTCTCCTGAATCTTTCATAAAGTACCATATAACAGCACCAGCAATACCTAATCTTAACGCCCACTTTCTTATATCTTTCCAAGGCCAATTTTTTACTTTTTTAAATTTTTCTAAAAAAGATGAATCATTTTTTAAGTTATTTGCAGTATTTTTAGATTCTTTCGCAACTGCTTCAGCATCTTTAGTTACGGTACCCGCATCTTTAGTTACGGTACTCGCATCTTTAGTTACAGTACTCGCATCTTTAGTTACAGTACCTGTATTTTTAGTTACAGTACTCGCATCTTTAGTTACAGTACCTGCAGCAACTTCCAAATCTTTATAATTTTTAACAACCGCATTTGCAGTTGCTTCAGGGTATCCACTGTTTTTTAATAATGCTAAACGGTCTGCTTCACTTGCATTTTTAAACTGCGTTGCAACCTTATCTTTATTATTATTAAATAAATTCTTACTGTAAGATTCCACAGCACCATCAAACAAACCTGGATTTGCATTTTTAATTCTACTACCATCTTTTAAAACATCTTTAGTGAAGGCTGCTAAATCTTTTGCAGCTGCTTTACCAGCGGCTGCATTCTTAATAAAATTTTCCGCATTAGTGGCGTTACCTTTAAATATAGAAAAATCTTTTACTGTGCTTGAAAGGGCTTTAATGTCACCACCAAGAAGTTTTACAAAAAGTCCTCTTGATTGTTCGTTTATAAAATTAATTTCATAATTCTCACTAAGTGTTAAATTAGTATCATACGAACTTAATAATTTAAATTTTTTTATTTCCTCGTTTAACGTATTCATATTTATATTATTATTTATTTTATTTTTATAATCCTTGACTAAAGTCAAATTCTGCATTATTTAAATTAATATTTTCTTCCGGTTTTTCTCCTCCGCCTATCTTTTCAGCTCCGTATACTATTCCGGTTGTATTTACAAGTGATTGTCCTCCTTTACCCAATTTACCACCACCTAAGACTTTTGACACCGTCCTACCTGGTGCCGAAACCACATTAAAAGCCCCTTTTAATATTTTTCCTATTGAATCAAGAATATTTTTCAGTATCTTACCCAACCCATTTATAATACCACTGAACCAACTATAAATTTTTGGTGAATTCTTTGAAAGATATTTACCAACTTCCGCCATTCTACTTGAAGCCCCTGCAGCACCTTTTTGTATGGTTTCTAACATACCTTTAAAAACCGGTGATGATTTTGCCGCTTTTGATAAACCTTGAGTAGAAGTTCCAAATTGTTTAAATATCCCTGAAATTGTTGCCTTTGAACTTTTTGCCGCCGCACCTGCAAAAACAAGACCAATAATATCGATTCCTGTGAAAAGTAATCTCATTATCATATTTTCGTCTTTATTTTCATAATCCCCTGTAGATAATTCATATATATCTAAGGCAACAACAACACCCCATACAACAAATTGAACGCCTTTTCCAATTCCTGTAGCCACTAAAATTGCGTCAAGAATTAATCCAACAGGATGATATAACGCACTTCTTAATTTTCTTGCCAAAAAAAGAGCTCCTTTTTTTAATATATTCAAGACATCAGACCATTCGCCTTTAGATAGTGCATTTTTGAATTTGTCTAACCCATTCCCAATTGTTTTTACAGTACTTGTAATCCCTGAGTAAGCTTCTTTCCCTTTTTGTTTAGCCCAATTAGTGAAATCCGAAACGCCTGATTTAATAGACCCCAAAATATCTTCATTCATAAGAACCATAAATTCTTCCTTCAAAGAATTTGAATTTCCTTCATTAATAACTAAAGAATTTAAACCCGTTCTAAACTCCTCAACTAAGGTTTCTGGTAAGTTATGGTTTGAATTTAAAGAACTTTCAAAAAATAATTTGAAATTAGATAAGTTTTCCCAAACATTACCCAAACATTTTTTTTCTTCTATATCATACAATTCATCTAAAAAAATTGCATATTTTTCATCTAAACTTAACATTTCAACTATGGCAACATTTTTTCTTATAAGGCCGTGACTTTCTAAAATTAAATTTCTTTCCTTATTACTGATATTAAAATTTTTCATTATATTCCGTATTTAAGTTCTTCTTTTGTTTTAACAGTACATATTTTATTTTTTTTGTTATTTCCTGTAGAACACCAATCTTTAATTTGACCTGAGATTGTATTGACAACTTTATCCATAAATCCACCTGAAAACCATTCACCTTCAATTGCATCATAAATTGTTTCTTTACCAATTGTTGGATATGCTTTTAAAACTCCAATAGAATTAGGTAAAGATGTAAAAATTTTTGATGTAACATAATCAGTATCTCTTCTTCCTATACCCTCAATAGTTTTATAAAAAGCTGCGCAACTTTTAGGGATATCAATTGTTGGGGTTCCGGGATTAATTGGAATGTTATTTGGATATTTCATAAATTGTTTTGCAATTTCATTAAAATATTTCATATCCTCATCTTGTTCTTGGATTAAAATTCTATTTTCATTTAAAGTTTTTGATGAGTCATAATTCATCATTAATTTAATTCTATCTATAGATTCTTCCGGATTATATTTGTCGTGTACCATATTAAATTATTTTTATTTATAAATATACTATAATTACCAAATCGTATTTGCAACACCTCTTTTTATTCCTGTGTCCCACTTCTCTCCTTTTAATCCCAACATATTCGCCGGTCCTCTTGCGGGTCCTCCCACAGTACCAGCCCATGTTGGCATTGCCTTTCCACTACCTCCACCTGCAGGTGCGGTGTCTTGTTCGGTAAATTCTTCTTTATCTACTGACTTTGCATTTTTTTTATAAAAACTAATTAAGTCGTCAACATTTAAATTCATAATTAATAAATATTTTTGTTTTTGGAAAAAAATCAATATCTTTGAGTTATGAAAAATATAATTTTTATTTTGGTATTTTTATTAGTATCTTGTAGAACGTATGTTATGGAACGTTCGGACTTAACGTTAAGTGGTAAGTATGTTGTGAGTAAACTTGAGGTAACGAGTGTAGACCAAAACACCACAAAAGATTCAATATATTCAATAGGTTCTGTATATGTAAACAATAACTACGGACATCCATTTGATTCAATATCAATCAATAGATTTTACATTCATTTTGATTATTCGGTTGTCGCATTTAATATGTTAGGTGTAACTCAATTCGGTCAAGATATTTGGGAATATAAAAATATATTCTACAATGTTTGGTTTAATAACTCATTTTATTATGGAACTTTAGAATTTACGTATATAACAAGAAATGGTGAAACAAGGAGAATGATATTTTCTATTGAAGACGATGGATTTGAAAGTCTTCAATTGAAAAGTTCCGGATTTTGGCCGTATGGTGATTTAGGTGAGAAACAAGTTATGACTCTTTATTTAACAAGAGTTGGTCCTTAAAGAATTTCTTTTTTTGGTAAAGAGTTTGGATTTACGGTATAATATTCATTTAGAAATGACATTAATTCTTCATCATCTAATTCAATATCTTCATTAATTTCATATTCGTCATCGTCATCATCTTCATCATTAAAAAAATCTAATGATTCAACCACAATATCATAACCATATTCTAATACTAACGAATAATCAATTCTGTCCGTTCGACTTTCGTCTTCATCGTCTTCAATTGTTTTAAATGTAACATCTAAAATATTTTTTTCTAAATCTAGATAATGATTTATAATTTCTTTAATTTCCATAACACATCTTTAATAAACAAATATCATTTAAAATTAAAAAATCCACATTTAGTGGATTATTTTAATAAATTTATGTAAAAAATTTTAATTGTATTTGTTTAATCTATCAAACATTTCATTTATTTTATTTTTTTGTTCGATGAATGATTCAACTATATCTTCATCTACTATCTCTTCCCATTCAATATCTTCAACATCTCCAACGTTTCTATCCATTCTACTAAATGCAGTATCTTTTTCTCCGTAATCTTCCAAATCATCAAATTCATCACCATAATCGGTAAAATCATCGTAATCGTTTGTATCATAAAAACCTTCAGTCATGTCTTCTTCTTGCATTGGTCCGTCAGATACAAAATCATATGCCGGTTCCGCGTGTGAGTATAATGGTCCGTCAATTTCCTCATCAATCTCATCGTTAAATGCGGATTCCATTTTTTCGTAATCTTTATCGTCATCTTCATCCATTGCCACCGCCAAATTTGGGTCGCCATCCGCACTTACAGCCAATGCTAAATCTTCATCGTTATATTCATCTTCCTCATCAATTTCTTCCGTATAATCGAATTCACCGGTAAAAGTGTCCTGAACGTCATCAAGTCCTTCGTTAATACCAAAATTTGTATATGGTTTAACGTTTCCTTTGTTTGTTACAACAAATCCTTCTTTATCGTTTGCAAAATCTTGAACGTATAAGTCCTGAGTATTTGATACTGGTTGGTAAACTTGTTTATAACCGTTATATAATTCTCTGTGTTTATCTAAAATATTAGATTTTTCTTTATTTGATAATTGTCCTAATGAATAAAAGTTCATAATAATGATTTTATTATAAATATGCAACATTTTTTGTTTTTTGTTTGATAAGTAATTAAATAATGACTACCTTTAAAAAAAATAACAAATTATGCAAACACTTATCTTTGACAGCACACTAAAAACAGTTAAACTCTATGAAGGAGAACCGGAAAACAGTAAAATTTTAATTACTTTTGATGACGTACCTACGGTAAAATCATCTCAGGAAGGATTTTATGAGGTATATCAGCGACCTACGGAATATGCAAACTCAATACCTGTGGCAAGATTCCCAATTGCCAATACAAACATGTATATTAAAAAGTAATGCCGAACTTTGAAAAAATATTGAATGAGAATATCTCTCACGGTATGATTCTTGACAGAGATGGGATTCTAAAAGCGCTAAAAATTTCTTATGAAATTGGTAAAGTGGAGATTTTAGAATCCCTCCTTTCTTTTGATATATCGGCAGAATTAAAAGAAAAAATTATTAAGGAATTATATTAAACAAAATTTCCGTAAAATTCCCACATTTTAGCCCCTAATCTCCTAATATAACTATTAATATTTTCAATTGAAAGTTCTTTTCCGTTATCTTGCAAATACTCCATTGTCCCTCTAATCATCATATGTTTAACCTCTTCGGCCATATCCAAAACTTCTTGGAATGCTTCCTCATTAGGTGGATTTTCTCCGTAGTATCTATCAATGTGGTCTTTACCGGAATAAAGTAATGGTGACGCAGCGAACATATTAATGATTCCGCTTTCCCTAACTTTAATAAGAAATTTTCTTATTTTATTATATTTAAAATATTTTAATAAATCCCCATTATTTTCAAACCATTCTTCGGCAGATTCATCAATTGATTTTTTTTTCGCAAATTTCCAAACATCATATTTTGATAAAATGTTTAATTTACTTCCATCATCCCAGTTAACCCCAATAATTTTATTTTCATTATCAAATGGGTCTATTGTAATGTCAGTTACAACTCCTTGCATTCCTGAGTCAATACCATGCTTGTCTTCCATATGATATAGAATTATTCTATCACCAATATTTAATTCCGGATTTTTTGTATTTTTCATAACAATAAATATTATAATTATATTTATATAAATATGAACTTTTTAATAACAGAATCACAATTAAAATTTTTAGTTGAAGGAATTGGAAATCCAAGGGTTGTTGAATCTTTGAGAAAGATGAATTCATTCACAAACAGAATGGTTAATAAGGTTGGAAAAAAATACGGACTTAACTTAAGATTATTATCTACATGGGGTCCGGCGGTTGGGGGACTTGTTATGCCACTTGATAATTTTATTAAAACCGGCGATTTTACATTAGATGAGAATCAAACGGCATTGATTTTATGTGGCACCGCGGCAACTTTATTTTTTGATAATAAACCTTTAATTAAGGAATTGATTTTAAAAATTAAAGAAGAGGGGATTGAGGAGTCGTTTAAAAAAGTATTACGTAAAGGTAAGGATTTAAAATATGCGTTTACAACATTTATTGAATCTTTAAATGTTACAATCAATAGTGCTTCCGAGATATTATCTTATGCATTTTTATTACCAATTATTCCGGATATTCAAGGAGTAATTTCAAGAAGTGCGGATATTGGTAAGACGGCAATTTTAATTGGTGAAAGAATGGGTGCCTCAGGTTTGATTTTGATTAGTTCAGCGGCACTTATATCATTATTAAACAAGATATTAAAAAGATTATCTTAATCTCCTGTATCTGTAATTTTCATCCATAGTTTCTTCTTCAGGGTATAAATTTACAAGTTTATTACAAAAAACCGGATAGTCCTGTCCCCAATATTCTAGAAAATTTTCTAAAACTACATCAATATCATTACATAATCTCAAATAAAAAGTGGATTGGTTAATTGAACTTGGATTGTTAATGACTTTTTCACCGGGTATTATATTTTTCATAACTTTATCAGTATCCTCATCTCCCGATGGAACTATATATATTGTATACATAAGGTATTTTATATATTGTCCCATTCTTATTAACTCCCTAAAATCTGTTAATTCAACTTTTATTGTTATTGGATAAAAATTATCAATCAAAGGATAATTAACACTAAATGTGTGGGTTTTAAGAAATCTATTAACTCTTGCCAATAATTTATCTTGCGAAAATTCATTTTCCATATCACTATAAATACTAAAAAAAATAATAAGTGATTTGGTTGATTGAAACTTTTAATTTTCTTATTTTTTTAAAAAACATATTGTATGCCAAGAATAGATGATTTAAAAAAACAACACCCCCAATTTAACATAACTTATTTAGATGTTATTAAGAGATTAGACATTTCAAAAACAGGTAAATATTCACCTGTAATATCACATATGATTAATGAAATCATAGGAAAAAGAATTACACATAAAAACGAGATTGATTCGGTAAAATCAAGATGTGATGAGTATGGTTTTGATTATAAAGGATTGAATGATTATGAACTAGCAACTTCATACACAATATTAGATTATATTATTGGTAAAGATTGGGAGACTATGAGAGAATTTATGGATTATATGGAGAGAGGTGTTATTGAAAATAAAGATGTCTTAACATATAAGAATATGGAAGATATTAGAGGTGCCGTATCAACCGCAACTTTAAAATTGTATTCAAAAGAACTTGAATCGCAAGTTCATAAAGAATTTGAAGATGATACTTGGGTTGCGGTTAGACCACTTTCATTTGACGCATCATCAAGATATGGTTCATCTACCAAATGGTGCACCACATACAAAAAAGAGAAAGAATATTTTGCAAAATATTTTTCAAGAGGGGTTTTGGTTTATTTTATCAATAAAATTACGGGTTATAAGTTCGCATTATTTAGCGAAGTTTATGAATTAAATAACGATATTTCGTTTTGGAATGCTGAAGATACAAGAGTTGATTTTTTACAATTAGATATTGAACCATATCTTTTACCAATTATTAAAAACTTGGCAATGTCTAAAATTAAAAATAGTGATATGTTAAAATATGATGAGTTGGAAAAGGTTTATAATGATTGTGATTATCGTCGTAGTGTACCATTGTCGGCGGTTGAGAATCCCCCTCAACAAGACGAAGCTGAAGTCGCTCCACCACTTATGGCTTACACAGGAGATGTGGTTAATCTTACGATGGAGAGCGTATATGTGAATCCTAGTGTAAGACGGGGTTTGAGTTTAGTTACCAATGAATCCGGGGAAGATGAATTAGTTGCGGGTGATTATATTATGTATGAAAATCCCCCTCATACCGATATGTTAGATGAAAGTGATTACATCGTCTCTCTAACAAGAGGATAAGTTTCAACTTTACCGGATATTTATTTGATATGCAAAATCTGCAAGAATTATACGACAAATACCAAGTAACGGAAAAAAACATATCAACAGGTAATTTATCCCGACTTGAAAAAACAATAACTGAATTAGATAAGTTAGATAAGGTGTTATTATTAGCCTGCTCCAACAGATATAATTGGGATAAGGATGATGTTGATATACCAAAATCAACAATTATTGCAATGATAATTCAGGAAGCTCTTGGAGATAAGGCAACTCTAATTGATGTTCCTGAATTAACCATTCATCCTTGCGAAGGTAATGTTTCAAGAAAAGATGGAAACTCCTGTGGTTTGAAAAAAGCACTACTTAAAGACGATAAAAAAAATCCATCAGGACTTCATAGATGTTGGGCTAGTCTTAACAATAATGATGACGAACTTTGGAGAATCTCAAAAGAATTGTTTGAATCAAACGCGGTTATATTTTTTACTTCCGTAAGATGGGGACAAGCAAGTATGTTCTACCAAAAACTTATTGAGAGATTAACTTGGTTGGAAAATAGACACGCAACTCTTGGTGAATCAAATGTGATTAAAGATATTGAAAGTGGTTTTATTTGCACCGGACAGAACTGGCACGGGTTAGATGTTGTTGAGACTCAAAGAAAAGTTCATTCTTTTTATGGTTTCAAACCTAACGATAAGTTTTATTGGAATTGGCAATACACAAATAAGAGCACTGATGAAACTCAAACATCTTATAAAGATTCGTTTGGGGCTTTCGCCAAAAAGTTTGGATTAGATAAGTTATATTAAGCCAATCAATATTTTTTATGAATTTGTTTGGCTTAATATAGAGGTCTTTTGTTCCATTGAATACTAATAAGTTTACGAACACCTAACATTTTTAAAAAATCTTTCACATCACCATTAATTTTTTTAACATAGTAACTATTAGGTAAATCTGGATTAATATCCAAAAATACATTTAATTCTTCCGGTAAATTTTCTTTTGGTTTTATATCATAAATTGATATCGTTATTGGTTCATAATCTTCTTGTGATGCAAATTCTTTATTCACACTTGGGGTTACCATAGTATCCAAATATATTCTCAAAAATTTTTTTAATTTACTAATTTCCATAATTACCAAGTTCTACACGCCCAATACCTTGCCTTCCAACGAGGCCCCGGATTTTCGCAGTTATGTCTCGCTCTAAATGACTTTCTTCTTGCAGGATTGTTCTTTTTAATAGTCATTCTTTTTCCGTGTGCTGATTTACCACCAAACCCGAAATTAACTTTAACAACATTTCCTTTGTCGTTTTTAACATACACCTTGAATTTTTTTATATCTCCCTGCATAATCTTACCCAACTGAACTTTTCTTCCTTTATATTCTGCTTCATTCAAACTATTATCGTCTGCAATAAAATCAGTCATTTCGGTTGAGCCATATTCATCTTCATAGATTATATTAATTTGTGAAACATAATATTCATTCAATATATCCTTAATAATAAAATTTAAATTTCCCATGTGTTGGATTTTATAAATAAATACTCCTATATTTCACAATATGAAATTATTTTTTACCTTTTTGGTTCTAGTTAGTAAAATTTACTTGGGAGCAAGAATCCTATGGTGGGTTTTTTTAAAATTCACTTCACCTGAATTACATAGTTTTAGTGAAATTGAAGCATACGTCGTTCTTTTAATTTTCGATATGTGGATTGGAGGACAGAATGTTGAAATTGAAAAAGTAAAGGAACCTTAAATTTAATTATTATTCATTTTAAGTATTTATTGTTAAATAAACACAAAAATATTTAACAATGTTATTAAAAAATGGTTCAAAAGGAGATGACGTTAAAAAACTCCAACAAAAATTAGGTCTAACTGCTGATGGTAGTTTTGGTCCTGGCACAGAAGGTGCCGTTAAAAAATGGCAAACAGAAAATGGTTTAACTGCTGACGGAATCGTTGGTGATGGAACTTGGAACAAAATGTTTGGTTCTGTAATTAAAGAAGATGTTGTAATCCCAACCGGAGGTTCTTTAAAAATTGAAAAATTAAAAGGACATATCCCGGATTCGGTAATTGCAATGATTCCTGAAACCGCTGCAAAATTTGGAATAGATACTCCGTTGAAATTGGCACATTTTTTAGCACAATGCGGTCACGAATCGGGAGGATTTAAAATCACCAAAGAGAATTTAAACTATTCTGTTGACGGATTAAAAAAAGTGTTTCCAAAGTATTTTCCCGGTAATCTTGCAGAATCATACGCAAAGAAACCGGAAAAAATCGCAAACAAAGTTTATGGTAACAGAATGAAAAATGGTGATGAAGCATCGGGTGATGGATGGAAATTTCACGGCCGTGGGTTCATACAATTGACCGGTAATGAAAATTATCAAGCGTTTGGTAAATCAATCAACGAAGACATTACTTCAAATCCTGACTTGGTTGCAACAAAATATCCATTATTATCTGCCGCTTGGTTCTTTACAAGATGTTTACCAAAATGTGTTGACTCATCGGTCGCATCAGTAAAAGCCGTTACAAGATGTGTTAATGGTGGTGAAATTGGGTTGGACGATAGAATTAAACATTTTAACGAGTATTATAAATTACTATCGTAATAAAAAATTAAATTACTTTAAAAGACCCACAAAATACTTTGATGGGTCTTTTTTTTTAACTATCTTTATAAAAAAGAAAAATTATGAGGAACTTTATCACATTTTTAAAAAACATATGGGCGTTTCGTAAATCACTTTGGAAATTTAGATGGTGGGATTATCATTTCACATTAGATATGATGAAAACTTCTCTAAAAATAATGTCCGACACCCTTGAAACGAAAGGTATTGAGGTTGATAGACCAAGATTGAAAAAAGTTGCCAAAATGAGAAGAGCAATTGAGATTATGAATAATCTTGAAGGAATTCAACATATAGAAACGGCGGAAAAAGAACTTGGCGAATTATTTAACGAACCATTTGAATTTAAAGATTCTGAGACTCATCACGGCTCGTATGAGTTAGTTGATAGACTTACTCCCGAACAAAAAGAACATAATACAAAAGTATATGCAAGAGCGAATGAAATAGAGGAACAAGAATGGGCGGAACTTTGGGAAATATTTAAAGGACAAGATAATGCCAAGTATAGTCCTTTTATTGGTGAATGGGATGATTGGTTTGATGGAACCGGAATGAGGTCTTGGTGGGATTAAAAATTAAATAAATTTATAATATGTGGAAAGTATATTTAACAATGTTTGTAATTACGGGAATTATTTCTTACCTTTGGGTCAGAGGAATTGATAATATGAAAAAAAACAACCCCGATTATAAGGGTGATGACTTTTTAAAATTAGAAAATGATGAAGACGACAAAAATAACATTTATTAGTGATACACACGGAAAACACGAATATCTCACAAGTAAGAGAATGGGAAACATTCTTGGGAGTGGTGATATTTTAATCCACTGTGGAGATGTAAGTAATACCGGAAAATCACACGAAATAAAGGAGTTTTTAGATTGGTTTAGTAATACCGACTTTACTCACAAGGTGTTTATCGCAGGAAATCACGACTTCGGGTTTCAGTTAGTAAACACGATTGAGCCTGAATATATTGAGAAAGGAGTTCATTATCTTTTTGATAGTAGTGTTGAAATTGATGGGATAAAGATTTATGGTAGTCCTTGGCAACCTCAATTTTATGATTGGGCGTTCAATCTTCCAAGAGGTGAAAAACTTGCTGAAAAGTGGGCGAAAATACCCGGTAATACTGATATTCTTATCACTCACGGACCAGCGTTTAGAATGTTAGACCACACCATACAAGGACAAATGGTTGGATGCGAAGATTTATTCAACAGAATTATGGATATAAAACCAAAAATTCACGCTTGCGGACACATACATTGGGCTTACGGACAAAAGAGTTTTAATGATGTTGATTTTATCAATGCCGCAGTTCTTAACGAAAGATACGAGCACGAAAACAAACCTATTGTAATAAATTATGATACCGAAACAAAAGAATTTGAATATGAATAATAAATTATTTTTGGATGATGTAAGAAATCCTATTGATTGTATTTTATACATAAAAGATAAGATTTATGCTGAAGAATGGGATATAGTTAGAAACTATAACGAATTTATTAACTATATTACAGAAAATGGTATACCTGATTTAATATCATTCGACCACGACTTGGCGGACGAACATTATCACCCATCTATGTTTAATAATGATAGTGCCATATATAATGATAGACGGGAACACTTCAAAGAAAAAACCGGATATGATTGTGCCAAATGGTTATGTGATTATTGTTCTCAAAACGGATTACCTTTACCAACATACTTGGTTCATTCCATGAACCCGGTTGGTCGGGATAATATCTTGGGGGTTTTAAAAACTTTTGAAAGATTTGAAAAAAGGGTGAAGTAATTTTCACCTTTTTTTTATATTTATTGATTATGGAAGATATAAGTTTATTTCACAACTATCCAAAAAAACATTTAGCATTTATCATAAGTGAGCTCATTAAGAAAGATTTTGATTTTGAGAATCCGTACTCGGATGATGATAATATAAACATTCTTGACGAAGCGGTAGAACCATTTGGAGAATCCATATCAGATATTGATATGGAGTTTTTTGCAAAGATAATTAGAGACGATAAGGAATTAGCAATTGAAATTGCAAACTCAAAACCAAGCAAATCTTTATATGAAAGATTGGAAATACCGAAAGTAGACAAATACAACGTTAATTGGAAAGAAACCGGTTCTTGTACTTATGTAAGATATTTTAGAGATACTTGGGCCTCATACGATGAAAATTGGGTTGAATTAGCAATTGATAGTGCAAATAATGAAGGAACATATTATAAATTTGATGCGGAATATGATGCTGATTATGAGAATTTTGATATGTATGATGACACTTACACAAGTATTGAAAAAATCACAGAAACAAAACAATCAGGGATTGATAAACTTGTTATTGAAAATACAAGTTATGCGATAGATTCACTTGATAGAAAATCTTTAATAATCCTTAAAAGTATAATTGATAAAAAGTTAGGACTTTAACTTATTTTTTTGGTCTGCAAGGTCCCCTAACGTCATTTTTTTCTGTTTCCAAGGATTGAAACTCCTCTTCCACTTATATTCCACGTTTATAGGTCCATAAGGGTTCTTATTTAAGTCATATTTCCAAATTGAAGTACATTCGTCATCTTCATAGATGCGTTCAAATTTGGTGGGTTTCTCTACTTTTGGGTTGATTGATACTGCCATAGAATACAAAGATAAGGAAAATTAATTAATTCCCAAAAAAATCTTCTTTAAAAGATTTTGGATACTTACTTTTTCCTGGTGTAAAATAATACCAAGTATCTTTACTTGATTTAAAAACTGATAATCCGTAAAGTCCATTATACAATAATGCTGAGGTTTTGGCTAAGTTTTCACTTGATTTTACTTGAATCGGAATCCAAGTATAATTACCATCTTTATCCGATAATTTAACAATATAATCTATCCCAAAAATCATATCTACTTGATTACCTGGAGTTGAAAAATTTATAATATGATTATTACTTATATTGTTTTTAGTTAAGTATTCAATAAATTCTCTTTCTGCTTTATTACCCTTATTTGTTGAATAAGAAATACTATTTCTTGACTCGTAATAGTTATATTTTCCATCCTTAAATAATTCATATTCTGCAAAACTAATAGTTGGTATTTTTACGTTTTTAATTGATTTAATTAACTTTAAATCCTCATCATTTGTTATAACTTGTTCTATTGGTTGTTGTTTAAAAAAAATTTCCGATTTTTCAAATTTGTCACCATTTCCTAATTTATTATTTTCATTTAATTTGTCTATCCATTTACACCAATTTGTATAATTGGTATCAATTTTTGGTAACTCCGTCCAACTTTTATCGTCTTTTTTTACAATTGATGTAAAATATTCGGGTTCGTAATTTAATTTTTTATTGAAAAATTCTATCCATTCTTTAAGTGTTTTTGTTTCATCTAGTTTTTTTATTGAAACTAAATATTGTAATTTATCTGATAAAAAGATTTCTAAATCTACCAATGAATCTATATTTTCTTTAATCCATTTTTCATTAGGGGTATTAAATTCATAATCTCCTAATGAATATAGATATTTTTTATCTGTATTTTTTATATTAAGATATGTTTTTTCACCTTCTCCAATTATTAAAGACTTTAATTTTTTATTAGCATCCGTCCAATTATTTTCTAGAGTGCCCTTTATTTCTTGACAAAAAGTTTTTTCTTTTACTTTTGGTGTTTCAGGTATTTTTGACACCTCAACCGGAGATTCTTTTTCTTGTGTTAAAATATTTTTTGCTAAAGATAATTGTTCCGGAGATAACCCACCGGCAACTCTTAAAATTTGTTGTAATTTTAATATATCTTTATTATTTCCTTGATAAGTGATTATGTCACTTTGAATTGAATAGTCATCTTTATTATCTTCCATAATGGTTCTTTTCACCAAAGATACTAACTCAGATTCAGTTAACCTAATAATTTTTTTCATATTTCTATAAATACCATGTAAAAATAAAAAACCCCACTCTTTTGGGAATGGGATTTATTTTGTGGTAGGACCAAGAATCGAACTTGGGGCACACGACATCTCTGCACGCTGCTCTAACCCACTGAGCTATCACTACCATTTTTAATTTAACTTAATTCCGTCAATGTATTTTTTAATTGTTCTTCTAAGAGTTGGTTCATCAATATCATTCCATTTTCCATCTTCCAAATTGAAAATTTTATTAACCATAAGTTTTTTATTTCCGGTTAATATTTTTCTTTTATCGTCAATTGTAATGAAATGAACTATGTTATCTAATATTTTTTGAGAATCAACAGGATATGCTCTTATAAGATGTCTTAAAAATTCATCTGAAGTATTATCTTGATATTTTGATAAAATTTGTTTTTTTTCTTCTTCGCTGATATACATAATCATAAATATAGTATTTATTTTAAAATAATCAAAATGGCAAAAGGTTCTAATGACTCAAGAAAATTAACTTTCGGAAAAAGAAAAAAAGGTAATGCTAAAAAATCTTTTAACAAACACAATCCAAGACCAAAAAAATACGTGGGACAAGGACGTTAATGATGGATAATCTTTAATATTATTCTTATATTTTACGATGGAACCGAAAAAAAGACTTTTTCGACTAATAGAGGTATATCTTAACGAGTATAGAAAAAATGCCGTTGAGGAAATTTATGGTAAGGGGACGAAAATTAAAATACACACAATTAATCACAGCGTTTCAACTAAATCATTACTTATTGAAGCCGTAATTTATCTCGGAGATATAATAACTGAAGAAGTTATGGATAGAGAACTTGCGGATGTTATAATACGAGAGGCTCTCGATTATTTTTATCCGGAATGTTCCATTAAAACCATGATTAGGTGGGACACTTAATCATTAGTTTTCAATCTATGTAATTCTGAGTTTTCTTTTTGTAGGAATTCAACTTTAACTGCAAGTGCTGCGACCTGTTCTGTTAACTTTAAAATGGTACTACGCATCTCATCTTTTTCTTTGCTACTTTGAAGTAACATCGCCTCCAATTTTGCAATTCTTTCTCTGCATTCATCACGAAGATATCCTTCGTCACTTTCTTTTCTTTGTGCTCTCTTTTCATAGAATCTCCAAGCTGAAGACGAACCCAATACAGTTATTGCGGTTACAAGGACAGTCCAAATTGTTTCTTGAGTCATAGGCCATTGGTATATTACAATTAATAAATATAAGAAAATTATTAAAAATTAATCTCCTTTAATAATTGATAAAGAATGTTTTAAGAATTCTTTGGCTCTGGGTTCAATATGGCTAAAAGACATTACTTTTTCTATGTCCGAAACCAATTCTTCCCCATGTTCGTTCTCTTTGTATAGTTCAATTATCTTATCCATCGCTCTATTACACTCCTTAGTTTGTTCCTCAAAATAGTTATAAGGCTTATAAGCTTTTAATGTATTCATAACATTATTTGCCAAATGAACCCCACCATCGTTAACATTTTCTAAATTATGATATGACCTAAGAGTCTCTAACGCATCAACCAAACCTCTAACACCATTTTTTCTAATTTTAATGTTTTCAACGTAGTCTTCATACTCATCTTCACCCATAACATCATCTAAGGATTTGGTATTTCCCTTATGACAAAACCTCATTTCTTCGGAGGTTTTTTGTTCGAAGAAATAATTTTTTCTTATTTCTTTTTTTTCTTCTTCTGTGATTGTAAATCTTTTATTCATAATTAATAAATACTTTAAAAATGAGAAAATTATCTGTATAACCTTTCAGTTAATCCATAAACAAATTCCATTTCTTTTTTTATTGTTTGAATTTTTCTTTCATCTTCTTCAGATACGTTAATATTCTGTGCTTGAATCAATCTAATCTCTTCTTGTAATCTTTGATACTTGAAAAGTAATTTATTGTAAGTGTCCGCTTTTTGTTCGTTAGTTAAATTTTGCATTTTTTATTTTTAATGTAATTTAGTTTTAAATGATTGTAAATTAAGAATTGTATTTTATTTTTTCATAAGCATCGTTTAGATAATCAATTGCCTTATGTATTTTTTGCCTATTTGTAGTTGAAACCTTTTTCCCGGTTTCAAACATATTTAACAATTCCTTTAATTTTAATACTATCTCCTCTGTTGAAGTTTCAATATCTTTGTTATATTGTCCTGATGGTTGGTTTGGGGTTGAGGTATATAATTCCAAATCCATTGCGGTTTCAATAATTTTTATTAAATTTGATTCTGTTATTTTTATCTTTCGCATTATCTATAATAATATTTTATGCCAACATTTCTGATGCATTTTTTATTTTTCCCGGTCTAATTGTTCTCATAGCGTAAACCATATTGTCTAATTCTTCGGGATTAGTAATTCCCATACTAACAGAATCATTAACTTTTTTTGCAAACTTTTTAAAATATCCAGGTCCATTCCAACTTGCATACGCAAAATTAAATAATAATTTAGGGTTGTTTTCAACAATACTTCTTGCCTCTTTTGATAAGAAATTTTCAGCATTTTTCTTGTATTGTTCTTTCATAATTTTGCTAACAGAACTAATTAATTTATCTTTTAATTCTCCGCCAGTATAGTTATACGGCCATCTTCCATTTTTTTGTGCGTTATCTATCATCGACCAAAACTCGGAACCACTATCTGATGTGTTAATTGTTCCCCCATGTTTTCTATCTATTCCAAACATGGTCTCACCGCTTTTACCCATGGCGGTAAAACTTGAAGGAGACATATTTTTTCCTGATGTGCTTTTTGCTCCCGTAATTTTAAATTCGGGATGATAATACCCACCTTCCAAATTATTAATAATTGTTTTTGTAATTTCTTTAAATTTATCATCAACAATAGACCCGGTAACTTTTTTAGAAGATGTGGGTTCTACTGACTTTAATAAATCTTTATCAACTAGTTTGTCCGAGAAATCACCTGAAAAGGCTCCCATCAATCCTTTTAATAAATCTTCAAGTTGGTCTTCACTTATTATTACGTTTTTTTTCATATACTTTGTTATTTTTTGATTGTCTCAATAATATAAATATAACACTAACCAAACATATTTATATAAAAAGAAAAACTATTTCATCTGCAATTAAAATATTATCATTAGAGGGTGTTCCACCATTTCAGGTTTATTCCTGTGATTACGCTTTAAATAATTGTCAACTTGTTGCAACATTAGAGAATCCGGTTCAAGCAATAAACGACATTATACTACCAAATCTTTTTGATAATTCACCAAACATAATTGTTAAAATTATTTCCTTTGATGGGTGTGAGACATTCACATTATTAAATTGTGAGAATTTCCCAACACCAATGACAATGATTGTTGAGAGTCCTGATTCGTCAAATACCATATTTGAATTACCGTTAGTTAATGATGGTGTTTATGATTTTGATGTTGATTGGGGTGATGGTACATCACAAAGAATCACTCAATGGGACGATGCAAATAAAGTTCATAATTATCCTGATAATGGTGAATATGAAATAAAAATATATATTAAAGAATTTACTGGTTGGAATTTTGCATACGCCGGGGTTCCTCAGGAGACAAAAAATAATCTAAAAAGTATTACAATAATTCCAAGTTTAGTTTTTACTGACATGGTAACCGCATTCACCAATTGTGAAAATTTGATTAGTTTTAATGGTACTCCAACATTTAGTGGTTCTACAGACTTAACCGATTTTTTCGCCAATTGTTACAGTTTAGAATCTGTTAATGGTATTTGGGATTTTAGTGGGGTTGAGAGTATTTCCTCATTCTTTTTTAATTGTAATTCCTTAACCGGAGGAACAATTAACGAATGGGGGTTGACAATGAATAATGTAAAATATGCATATAGTGTATTCGAAAATTGTTATTCATTTAATGGTGAATTAGATAAATGGAACATGAGTGGTGTGATATCAATGGGTACCATGTTTACCAATGCAGTATCATTTAATCAAGATATTGGAGGTTGGAATGTATCGGGAGTTACTGAAATGGATAGTATGTTCTACAATGCAACTTCATTTAATCAAGACCTAAGCGGTTGGTGCGTTACAAACATACCAACCGCTCCAGTAGATTTTGATGGTGAGGCATTACTTTGGGTATTACCTAGACCGGTATGGGGAACATGCCCCACATAATTATTTAACTCTAGTTTTCAAATATTTTTCTAAGGGCATATCTGAGGGTTTGATAGGGCTCCATTCTTTCTCACTATCTTTATCCCATCTTGTACCGGCACCAATACCAAAATCACTTTGTCTATTATTTCTTGTATGTGATTTTAATTTCATTTTATTTTGAAATTCATCATCATCGTTGTACTTGTCTTCAATATCAAAATCAAAGTCTTTAATATAATTGATATCATCATTATCATCATCATTATCATCATCAAATAACGATGGTTCATCTTCAAGTGGAGTATCAAATCCTTCAAACTCTATATCTTCATTATTTTCTTTAACTATTCTATTTACCAATCTAATTAATTCGGTTTCAGTTAATCTTATTATTTTACTCATAATTTTTTATTTATTAATAAATATCATTAATAACGTTATTTATGAGTTAAAATTTCATATATAACTTGAATGGTTATACCAAATAATACGGACGCAACCGCAAATATTACAAAATATATCAATCCAATATCCCAATTATTTTTTTTCATTTTTATTAAATTTTTTATTTTATCACGAAAAATGATGTAGGTGTCACTTCCCCCAAGTTTATTTGCTCTTGTATCCAATCAAAAGAGGCACTTACAACTTGACGAGGTGTTATTTCCTCCGATTTTAATTGTTCTTCCACCACTTTTAGATGATAAGTACTTAAAGTCACATTAGGTTTTATTTCCACATATTTTACCGAGTCTAACTTTCTCCAACTAGATGGTGGTGCTATGGCACATCTTGGTGTTACTTCCTCCTTTTCTAAATCACGCCAAATTTGTGTTGGTATTGACTCTTTTGGTGTTATTTCCTCCCGATTTAATCTTAGCTCCGCCAATTGGCAAATGAGATTCACATCTTTAACGGGTTTTATTTCCACCGATTTTAATTCTTCTTGCACCCTCATCAATTGATTTGTAATACTGGTATGTGGTATAACTTCCTCTGATTTTAATTGTTTTTCCATAAATGGAAGGTAGTTTCTTCCAGCGTCCAAAGGTGTAACTTCCTCCGATTTTAATTCTTCTTCCACAACCACAAATGAAAGTGGTTTATCCCATTTAGGTGTCACTTCCCCCGATTTTATTTGTTGTTCCATCTATGAGTCTGAAGTGAAACCATTAGCAATAGGTGTCACTTCCCCCGATTTTATTTGTTGTTCCATCCATTCTTTTATAAGTTGTTGGGTTTCTTCGTAATCATAGGAAAACATATCGGAGATGTCAGTCCAAACTGAATATAAAACCCATAATGTTCCGGACTTTTCCAATTCTAATATTACCTTATCATTCTTTTTAAAAAAAATAGAGTCAGGATAAAATTTTGATTTAACCGAATACATATTTTCAAACAAATAATTCAAAAACTTAAACTCACTTTTTCTTATTTTATCTTTCATTTTTTTTAATTAACGAATACAAATATAATAATAAATCCCATAACAATCAAAATAATATTACATTATGTTTAACCATTCTATTAAAGGTTCCGCGCTGATAGTATCTTCCGTCATTATAATTACCATTATCTTTCAACCACCTTAAAACACTATTTAACTTCTTCATCTTTTTTTATTTTTAAATCACCCAAACTACTATTAGCAAGTTGGTCATCAAAATCCTTATACCCAAGAGATTGTGCGTATTCGTCATTCTTCTTTTTATAGAACTCCCTTTTGGTTTCGTTATCATTTAACTTATCTTCCGGTATTCCAAGTTCTTCAGCAACCGCCGCACGACATTGAGCCATAGTTCCCATCTCTATATTGATTGGTAAATCAGTTTCTATATTCTCTATGAACTGCTCAAATTGGTTTGCGGCTTCAAATGGCATACAATACACACCCTCATCTACCTGATAACCACTATCGTTCTGTCTATCGAATATCTCAACCCTACCCATTCTATATCTTTCTCCAAGCAAACTATACACACCATACCCTACGGTAGAATAATAATACCTACCTGAACGATTACTCTCATCCATATTAACACAACCCGGGTTTACTTCCATATAACCGGCAAGTTCGTTAGCCAAATACTCATTGGTGAGTTCTATACCATCCCTTTCAGCTTTGCGAGTGATGTTCTCTAAAAACCATTTTATATCTTGTCTTTTAACTTTCATAGGGCAAATATAATACTATTTTTTGGATTTTGGAAATAATTTTAAAAGAATAAACATAATCCCAAATGGTATTAAACAACTTATAACGATACCAAGTAAACCTAATAATAAATTTTTCACATATAATATATAGTTATTTTTATTATATTTATAAAGTATGAAATACCTCATTAACGAAAGTAAATTGGTAAAATTGATTGGGAAATATATAGAGGCAAGATATCCTGAATTAATGAGGCTTGAATCTAGAAAAGTGTTCCATCAAGGAACCGGACATTACGGAAATATATTTTTTGACCCATCTCAAAGAAGTAATGTTTTTATGTATTGGTTTTATAATCCATATGATGTTAATTCCACTGAATTATTTCCCGAACTACAATTAAACGGAGAAATATTTAACGATATTGAAGAGACATTTGGTGAGGAAAATATGGGATATGTCCTTGATTGGTTTAATAAAACTTTTGGATTGGAAGCACAGAGTATAACATTTTAATTATGAATGAAGAACAAAAAACTAAATTTAAGAAATTAGTTCAAAAACTTACCAATGAAGTTTTAGTTGAAATGAAAGAACATTTTGAAAATACTGATGTTCCAGCACCTTGGATGCATGATTCTCTTGATGAGGATGAAGTTAATGCAATTAAAAAAATAATTATTTTAGATGTTTGGGAAAGTAGATTAACCGATTATTACAAGTTTGAAGTAAAAGTCATTCTTGATGGTAAAAAAATTACTCGTATGTTTGACCCTGTAGATACACTTGACTCTATAGATTACAGGTTGCTAGAAATTACAGGATTAAAAATTTACTTATATAGCGAAGAGGTTGAATCCGAAGATTTTAACCCTCAATTCTAATTAAACAATACCCGCAACTGATACTGTTCTTATTGGATTTTCCCCATCTATTTGACTATGAAAATACTTTTTCGCTGCTGGTTTTATATACTTCATCGCATCCCAAGGTAAGATGTCTCTACAAGTATCAATAATGCTTGTATCTATATAAAGTTCCTTATGATTTTTAACATAACAGAATATAATTTTTTCGTCCTTATCTTGAATATTAATTTGAGTGTCTGACTCATTATAAGAATCCGCAAAACCCTCAAATATTTTTTCAATAATCCTTATATAATGTTTCTCGTCTTTATCCATTTTTTAACTTTATTGAATTAGGTTTTTTAGTTGCAAAATATCTAGAAACGTCCCTATGTTTTAATATCGGAGTTGTTGGTTTAATTATTTTTAATTTTCCATCATTCATTACGGCACCGGTTAAAGCATATCTTGGTAACACATTAACCCATATATTTAAACTATCGGGATACAACGACTTATCAGACATAAGAATGTCAACATCACTTAATACTGCCAAGTACATTAATTTACCATATCCCATACCTTTTATATCTGAGTCAATTTTGGATAATGAAACTGAATAAGACTTTTCTGTTAATGATATTGCACCAAGATAATCATCTTCAAACCTTTTATTTAAATAAATAGAACCAACGCACATTTCAAGTTCAGGGTCAAAAAAAAAATATTGTTTATCATTACCATATTTTTTAATATAACATTCCAACTCACCCAACATTTTAATTTTTAAGAATTTTTTTGCCATAAAATAAGCCATGTTGGAAAGAACCTCAGGTTTTTTTAATTCCTCAGACATATCATCGGTGTCGTCATACTGAGCAGCTCTAGCATAATCTTTTACATCTCGTTTCTTAAATTTTTTTTGATAACCTAAAACTTTTTTAACATATTCTTTTACCGAATTATTATATTCCTTATGGTTATCACCAATAACAATATCAAGTATGTCTTTATATGTAGGGCTCACCCTCATAACACCATCAAAAATGGTAATCTCATTAATCTTTTTATATTGTTGTTCGGTTATAATGTATTTCACTTAAGTTAGTTTTTATAAAACGTGATTGATTTTCCGTAAGTCGATGCGTAATAAATTCCTCTTGGTAATTCACTAACATTTATTGTGGTACCATTAGCAACATAACTAATATTTCTAACAATACTACCCAACACATTAGTAATAACCATATTACCAGGGATAGTTGATTTTATATAAATTTTATTCTTATTTGAAATATAGTAAAAACTTGATATTATGTCATTGGTACAAGCTCTTTGAATACTGTCAATTGGTGGTACCCCTACACATCCTATAGTTGATAAAACATATCTTCTTGTTTGATAACTACCATTACAAGGCGACCATGGTTCGTACGTAAAAGTACACGGTGTTACTGCAACAGTACTGTATTTTTGATATATACCTATTGATGGTGTAGACGGAACTAAATTTCCTACAAAGTCTCTGGTAAGACCAACATTCACACCTCCGGTGGCTGCATAACAAGTGTCACTTAAAATATTCATATCCCAATTTTGGGGATATATACTAGAACTATCAACAATAAATTTGCTGTTGATTATTCTCTCACCGGTTGCCAAACTAGTATTGGGGCCTAACGATGTTGGAGTAAAAGTTCCAACCGCTCCCTGATACCCACTAACCAAATGGTAGATATTATTTCCGTAAAAAATCTTACCTCTCTCAGATTGTGAGTATTTAGCGTAAAACCCGTTGTTAATCCAAAATACATTGTTTCTAATGTCGAATACTGTATCCGCAAATTGATTGGTTGTTGAACCAGCAGCAATCGGTCTCCAAGCGTTTTGAAAATTCTGTTCTGCCGGATACCGAGTTGATTTGTTAATTGGGTACGGAGGCCAAAATATAAATCCTGTATTTGCATATGTTTGACCGTCCCCTAAAGCATCTCCACCTGCATTATAACCACTCATACGAGACATTGAACCTTCAACAAAGAAGTTATTCCAAAAACGTAAATTTTTAACCTGTGTTGCGTATGTTCCTGTTGTATTAACATATGCGATGTTACTACAATTGATAAATTTATTATAACAAATTGTGTCATCATCCGGTCCTTGTATACCACCGGGTAAGTTAGTGCCAAACTCCATACCACCACTACAATCTATGAATGTATTATATGCGATAAATGAACTATCAAAATTATTAATAGTTTCTATTGCACCACCTAATAAACCTGAACTAGATGAGTTGGGGTTAGCGTACGCCCAAGAACCTGTAATTCTATTATTAGTAATTCTATATTTACTTCCAGACAATAACATTGGGTCAGCACCTATATCGGCATTACCTAATGTATCTGTTATCCATCCGGTAGATTTAAAGTTACTGAATTTGTTATTAGATATTTCAAACCCACTAACAAAAGACACAATCCCGTAAGCAATATTACTAAAATTACAATTTGTTACTTTAATGTTATTACACTTACATCCATCACTTCCACTACAATAACCACTATCACCAAACCAAAGACCAGCACAAGTATAAGCTCCTGACCTTTTATCGTTAACAGGAAATCTAGTGTCGTTGAATTGAATACCATCAATTACAATCCAACTAACATTAGCGAATGCTAATACATTTTTCTCATTAGATTTAACTGTGCTTGGATATGGGTATAATAAATTTGGCCCTTCCAATGACATATTTCCGTAATAGGTAAATACGATTGGATTGGTTGCAGTCCCGGATGGAAAGTTTCTACCTTCATATCCACCACCATACCATTTAACCGAGCCGGTTGTACTATATTCAGTACCATTTGCAAATACTTCTCCTCTTTTAAATGCAAATGTATCACCCGCCAATGCAATACCACTTAAAGTATTTAATTTCGCCAAGGTCTTCCAAGGTGTTGCAGGATTTTGTGCCTGTGTTACTGTGTAACTATCACTACCTGTGTTACTGAAATAAAATTTTCTACCTCTTGTTGTTGGTGATGTGCATGTTCTTGTTAAACTATCAGTTGGAGGAACTCCCGTACAACCAACCGGAGTAGATGTATATGTTCTTGTTTGAGTTCCGTTAATACAGGTACTCCAAGTTCCGTATGTGAAAGTACAAGGTGTTGGAGTAACAGAATTGTATTGATAAATTCCTATTGAAGGAGTTATTCCAACTGTATTACCACCAAAATCTCTTGTTAATCCTACATTCGCACCACTATTAATTGCCGGTGATGTGCTTGTTAATCTATAATCCCAATTTAAAGGATTTGTATTTGTTGTATTCACCCAAATAGTTCCTGATGTGGAAATCTCGGTACCATCTAATGTAAAGTTAGTAACACTACCATTAGATAGTTTGTATATGTTGTTAGTGTGAGTTAAATTAGTACCATTTAATTGTCCGCTTCTTGTTAAAGATAAACCATTAGACGCCTGAATTATATTATTCTTGAGTACTATAATTCCAGCTGTAGCATCCGATGTTGCTAAAGAAAACATAATACCACTACTACCTGCAGGGTTTGTATTAGGGACAGTTTGTAACATTACATTATTATAAAATTGTAAGTTAACCACCTTTGTTCTATACTGTCCGTTGTTATTAATATAAACTACAGTGTTGTTATTAATAATCTTGTTATAATATATTTTATTATTTTGAATTAAATTATTAGCAACTCCATCATTAGTACTACCAAATTCAAAAATACCATTACAGTCATAAAATGTATTGTAAGCAATTATGTTATTTTCAATTACAGAACCTTCTTCAAAAAATTCTACACCTCCACCATCAAATGTATAATCATAACTAGCGGCATAACAATCATGAAAGTAGTTGTTAGTGACAGTATTATTTGAACTAGATAGTTGAACCGGAACTCCACCATAATCATCATCAGGATTAACCGATGTTGGTGTATTTCTTATCATTCTAAGATTTCCTATGTCACACGAATCTACTGTGTTACCGTTATTTCCGGGTGGAAAATACACACCATAACCGGTTCTATCCATCCTACATTTTCTAATAACTACACCCGTACATCCTTGATATGTAGCAAATACGTTTTGTATTTTGGCTTGTATATACCTATCAGTAAATGAGATGGTTGTATCACTAATGTTCCAACCATAAAATGTTATGTTTGTACAGCCATTTAGCGTAATTAATACACTTATTGTTGAGTTTGTACCCCAAAATAATGGGTCGGCACCGGTTCCATAAGTACCAAAGTAAATGTTAGATTTACTGTTTAATGTTAATGTACCTGTAAATTTACCACCTTTAGCAAATAAAACAGAATCACCATTAGCAACATTACTTTGTGCCTTAGATAATGTTTTCCAAGGTGTTGCCGGATTTTGAGCTTGTGTTGTTGTGTAAGTATCATTTCCTGATTCACTTACGTAGAATTTTCTTGCATTTGCCGTTATAGACAAAACAAGAAATAAACAAGTTAATAATTTTTTCATTTTTTTAATTTTTTATATACAGTTAAAAATCGTGCCAGTTTTTTTAAAAATCTATTCCTTCAACAAATACTGGAAGTCCAATATTTGGTTCCCAATTTTCTTTTATGTGCTCCATTACTTTCATTAATGAATCTGCGGAGTCTCCCTCATCAATTCCTTCAACAAGTATTTCATCCTTTTCTTTTGGAGTTACCAACTTTATCTTATTTCCGTTTTCAAAATATTCAAACCCATATCCATCTTCATCAATTATATTACTTACTTGAAATGAATTATCGTCAAGTATCATAATATCTCTATAATCAATAAGGTCAGCATTAATGAGTCTTGACATTGCTTCATTTGAAAAAATTATTTCTTCAGCATCATCCGAAGGTTGTTCTTCTGTTTCAAATTCTTCATCAGGATTTTTAAGTATATGCAATTCTTCGGGAGTTAAAGAATCCTTACCAAACTCATACATTTTATCTAAGATTCTATCAACCTCTTCTTGGTTAATTAATTTCTTATATTGTTCTTCTGTTATTATAATTTTCATATTTAATAAGTATTACGGAATGTAAACTCTTACATTTTTATATCCTTTAGATGCTAAATAATCTTTGGCAAGGTTTTTAATTGAAAATTTAACCCTTTGACTATTATATGCATCTTTTTTTAAAATAATTTTAATCTCCATTTCATATTTGGTGGTTAAATCAAATCTAATTGAATGAATGCTCTCACCTTCACCGGTTGATTTCATATATTTTTTTAAATCTTTAAGAAATTTCTCTCCAAATTCTTTTTTATTTATATAAGTTGTAAAAATGTGAAATCTATCAATTCCAATAGATTCGGCAATGTCGTCAAATTTTGTATCTGCTTCTTTTATGTGGGAGTAATCGCCTTTTGCATATCTTTCGGCATCAATATCCATAGATAAATCTAACTCATTCCTACTTTTATTATTTTCCAAATCCTTAAACTCATTATATGAGGAAAGTTTTAGTTCATCGTTGGGGAACTCTCTTCTAATTTCCTTCATAAAAACTTTAACATTTCTTGGGAGGTCAGATTCATCTCTATATACACTATGCTCTAATGTATTGTTATGTGTGTAAAAAATAGTTGGCATAATTAATAAATATTAACCCGCAATTGTTTTAACGGGAAGTTCAAATGTTTTCTCAAACCATATTTTAAATCCTGGCTTCCATTCTCCTCTACCAAAAGTTGAATTTAAAGTTTCAACAAGGTCATTTCTAATAATTTCAATTAGTGGTGCCTTTTCCGCCCAATTATTAATCATATTAATGTTACTTTCGGGGTCAAGACTTTCATAATATTCTTTAAATATATATTCAAAAAGTGGTTCGTATTCAATATTATTTTTATAATCATCATCATAAAACATAATGAGATTATCATCCATACTCTCTGTTTCATAGTTAAATGAAGATTCATTATATATCCCATCTTTAAACAAATGTTCCAAGAATAAAACAACCACCTTATTTAATCTATTTTCTGTAATAATGTATTTCATAATTTTATGCGGTGTTAACCCATATTATTCTATAATTAAATACTTCCCCTGTATAATCCAAAATTTCATCTATATAATCTTGAATATCATCTTCCTGTTCCTGTTCGGTTCCGTCAACATAAATTGTTACGTTAAACAAACCATTTATAAGAGAATAAGATTCGCTCACATCTTTAGTCTCAACTTTTTCAACCTCATAGAATTTTTCCGGCAACATAGTTGACAATAGTTTCTTAAACATTTTATATTTTTGTTCTATACTCATCATATTATTTTTCCAATTATAACCTCAGGATATTTTTTATTTAGGTATCTTATCATAGATTGATTCAATTCTTGTTGGGTTATGTCAAGAATTGAATTTGCATCACCAAAGATTGGTCCATGTGAAAACCATACTCCATCATCATCATTCATAGGATGTCCCACAAGCATATTTTCATCATCAAAAATACCAACCCATGTATCACCAAATTCCATTTCTTCTTCACCATAAAAAGAATCTTTAAATCTATCATCAAAATAACGAAACATTATTTTATCAATCTGCTTATCAGTTAATTCATTTCCCATAACAATAAATATAATAAAGATAAAATAAAAAACCCCACTTTAAGGGTGGGGTTATATAGTTTAAAATGTTTTATTATAGATATTTGTGCCCTTGTTTAACGTTTTGAGGACTTGGTTCATCTTCTGGTTGTGCTTGATGCATAATTGGTGGTAATTTTTTACACCAATTTGCCTCAATAGAATCCACCAAACCTTTACTTAAAGTACCATGATGAGTAATTCCGGATTTAAAAGAATCAATATTTTTCATTGAAACAAATTCAGCTTCCCTAGTTATTGGAAGGTCTTTTTCAGGTATTGAAGAAGTTTTACATTTATAGATTATGGTAAAATCTATGTTATCTACGCTAGGGTTAAAACCTCCACCGTCGGCCAACCTACCTTTCTTAGCAGTAATTGATACCATTCTTGGTGTGTCGTATAACTCAAATTTTCCGGAAATATTAGTTATCATATATTGAATAATATCTTTACCCATAAAAAATGTTGATGTTGCATCTTTTAATTCAGCATTTAAATTATCATTTAAACTCTTAACATCTATATCTTGTTCCATAATAATTCTTCTAACCAATCTTGTTAAATCATTTTCTGTTAATCTTACAATTCTTTTTACCATAATATATTTTTATTTATAAATATATGGATATTCACTAATGATTAAACGAAGGTGGAATAAATTTCATTAAATCTCTAACTTTTTTCATATCATGTTTATCGGCAAACCATTCCTTAATATATATCATTGATTCATTGCCATCCATAGAAAAAAAACTTGACACCATATTACACAACTCGTTTCCCCTATATATTTTTATGCGTTCACCATCGTTCCAAACATTAAAAGATAATATGAGGGTTCGGTTATTTGAATATATGTAATATAATGTTGCCAAATCACTTTTAAAATTTAATGGGTTAAATCGCAATTGTTTTGATTTTTCGCAAATCACACCATCACCAACATATGAATCCAAAAATTTAAAAATTACCTTATACATTTTATCTTTTACCATAATAAAGCAAATATAATAAAACATAATTAAACCATCAAAAAAAGGGGCGGGGGGATTAAACCGACCGAAGGGAGGGGACGAAGTCCGGCGGTCAAGAAATAAACAATAAATTAATATTGTTTTACGCATTCCAAACATATTTATAAATGATGAAAAAAATTAAAAGAAAACATTTAAGAAAAAAACTATTATTAATGCTACATAAGGGCATTAAATTCAAAGGGGAAAGCATCGCGAGAACCACCGGGTTATTATAAAAAAACCCCTCCGGTAAATAGGGGGGATAGTTATTTTGATTTCATATACTTAGCATATCCTTTCCGGATTTTATTGGTGAAATGTTTTGAAAGTTCAAAAAATCCTTCAACATCATCGACCTCACCATTTTCATCTTCATACATAGTTAAAGTACGCCACTCAATCTCCCCTCTATAATCCTTATAATCTTCGGCGTCAAATTCATTGGGGGTGGTTTCAGATATTGCAGTATCTAAAAACTCTTCAAAAATTTTAATTCTCCTTCTATAAAAAGTATCAACGGATTCAGTTATATCATCGTCATCATAAAATTCCATAACCCCATCATAATAACTTTCAATATCATCCCAATAGGTTTTTAAAATATATTCCATAAGTTCATCAAGTTCTTTGGGGGTTAAATCTAAACCACACATATCAACAACTTTTAAAACAATTTCATCAGCATACTCGTCTAAACTATATTCTTCAGGGTCAGTCTCAGTAAGAGAATCATTAACATATTCATCAATGTTTTCCATTCTTCTCTTTATGAATAAACTCATATCTTCATTTATAATCTTTTTAACAATTCTATTTAAATCCGATTCAGTTAATCTTACTATTCTGTTTGCCATAATATATTTTTAATAATAAATATCTCATTATAATAAAAAACCCCCTCACTAATTGGGGGGGGATTACGTTTATAAAATCTTTCCATATATATTAACAATCTTCCTGTGAATTTATATAATATTGTTTTATATATTCTTCCTTATATTGTTTTATATAATCAATAATATCATCACCATTAAGATTATTAAAATTAAACAAAATCAAAGCAATTTTTAAATCCTCCATCACCCCAAGATAAAAATGAGAATCATTTGAATAATCACAAGGGCTAGTCGCATCTAATACCGTATCCAAAAATTTATCAATAAAATGTAATCTTCTTCTAAGTGAAAGATTTTGTTCTTCTGTAATAATATACCTCATATCTCATAAATACAAAAAAATTCCAAAAATTTTTTTTTATATATGGGGGACTAATTTTAAGAAGGGGGTCGTGTTCTAGGAAATAAAAAACCCCTCATTAATTGGAGGGGGGGGTTAGTTATAATATCTTATTACTCTTACTTAAATTATCCTCCGCCCATAATGGTTGAAGATTACTATAATGTGATAATTTAATTAATTCCTCCTCACTTTTTGCAGATGAAATCGGGGTTATATGGTCTATATGCCATTCACCTCTATTCTCCCAAGTCATCCCCTCCAAAAATTTTGTTTCCATATATAACTTAAACCCACCATAACTTATACCAACAATAGTTTCCGTATTTTTATCAAATTTTTTATACCCTTGTTTTCTAAATGAATTACGTATAAGGTTTCTTAACCTGACTTTCATCGCAAACAATTCGTCATTCTCCCATCTACGTTTCCATTTTTTATATAGACGAACTTTTTCTTTTTGTTTTTTTATTTCTTTCCATTCATCACTTTTATGATACTCTTTTAATTTATTATATTCTTCTTTTTTACTTTCTCTTTCCTTTATCTTTAATTCCCTCTGTTCTTTTTTTAGTTGTTTTTCTTTTAATAAAAGTTCTTTTTGTTTTTTTCTTTCTTCTCGTATAATTTTATTTTTTTCTTTTATTTTTTGTTCGTATTTTTTCCCATTCTCCTTTATTCTTAATTTTCCTTTTTCGGTCTTACTCCATTTATCAAAATTAACTTTATTACTTATCTTACGACAATTTTTACACCTACCTTTTGGTTTTCCATTTTCACAATAAAATTCGTCAAATGGTAGTTCTAATTTACATTCACAACATATTTTCATAATAATAAATATAGGGGATTGTACCCCATAAATCAAGATTTTTTCCAAAAATTTTTTTCTGTATATCACCCCCTCTTTTATAAACACCCCGTCGTTTTTTATATGTAGGGACATTTAATTAGGTAAGGGGTTAATTTTCTGGAAAAAATTATTTTGATTAACATAGACTATTGTCCCCCCTATTTCAGTCATTTTGTCATATATAACGGGGGATACCGGGGGGAGGGGGTAGTTATCCCCATCCGGGGGGGAGTTATCCACCGGGGTATGTGGATAAATAAAGTTATCCACATTATATCCCCCTCCCTATATAAGTTATTAACATTGTCATAGTGTCATGTGGATAACTTATGTTGTATATGTCTTGACAATGTCATACCTTCGTGTCAAATAATATCATATGTCATATAACAATTCAATGTCGGAAGAACAGATTCTCAAGTTTAATAAGTATGTTGCAAAGCACACCAAGAAGGTTATGATAGATAAGGTAATAGAGGTGGATAGACATAGAACGAAGTTAAAGGTTAGGGTATGTTCGGTTATTCCTCCCAACGGAAGATGGGGGAACTTCAGGATTAATGTTAAGGTATTGGAGTCAATGGTTGAGATGGCGGTTAGGGATGATGCCGGTTTTATTGTTAGGGATAACAATGGGGACATTGTATATAAGTATGTTCCCCGTCGTTTACGTAGGAGTGAAGTTAATTGGGCGAACAATGAAATAAGGAGAAGGGTTGGTTATAGGGTTGAAGAGATGATAGAGTTCTTTGGTATTGAATCTTGGAGGGTTAAGGTTGAGAAGGTAAACCACTCATAAGGGTATCTATATCAATATAGAAGTTTGCAATATCAAATGTTCTATTATCTTTAAGTCGTAGTTCCCGGGGGATTTCTTCGGACCTGCCAACGCTATTTAGAATATTTTCAATGTCTCTAACAAGGGGTCTAAAATATGCAACCCTTTCTTCTGAGGTCCCCCCTTCAAAGAATGTTGCAAAGTTTGATACACCCCAAAGAGATTTACGTTCAGATGATGGGGATTTGGCATAATACTTTGTATAGAAGGTATCAATCTCATACTTTGGCATAAGTTCTTTTAACTTATATATGTCAATGTATATGTCTAAGAATATTAATGAGGTATATTGTTCCACATCATCGGGGACCGCAAATCTAACAATAAATGGATATGTTTTTTTTAATATCTTTTTAACCGCCCTATATGGGAAACTCTGTTCTACGTCCTGTTTATTCATACATATAAATATGTCATATATATAAAAAACATATTTGGTGGAGTCAATAAGAAGTCGTACCTTTGTTCTATGATAAAATTAAAGACACGTACAGACACACTTACCAAAGCCCAAAAAAGAAGGGTTGTTGATGCTACCATTAAATGGTGCAATGCAAACTTGGGGGTTAATAACCGGAGAAAGAATAAGTTAACCTACTCCGTTATCGTTCAGACCCCCAAGATTGTTAAAATTATGAACGCCGAAGCAATGGGGATGTTTAACCCCAAGTCCAATAAGTTAATTGTATTCCATAATAACACTGATACAGTTATGGAGATGGTCCAAACAACCATTCACGAATACACCCACTACTTGCAACCTATCGCAAAGTATTATCAGTTCTTCAATAAGAACTATGGGTATAAGGACAACCCCTTTGAAGTTCAAGCATTCGGGAATGAGAAGTATTATAAGAAGTGTTGGAAGTCCATTAAAGGTTCATTATAAGTTCCTGACACTTCGAAACGATGTCCTTGGGGGTGATATTCTCACCCCCATATTCGTATAGTCCCTCCACCTTCGCATCCACACAACTCCATTTCGTTGGAAGAATAGGTTTGTTAATCCATCCCCTCTTCGGTCTCTCAAAATATAATAGTCCAAGTGATATCCCACTCACACTTACCTCCACACATATCCGGTCCTCCGTTAATCTATTAATGTCGTATGTCAATTTGTCCATGTGTATAACATAGTAAAAAATGTGGATAAATAAAGCTCTTGACCTGACAGGAGGGAAGTTATCCACATTGTCATAGTGTCAGGTGGGGATAACTTTTTGTTAAAATATTTGAAAATGTCAGAATGTCAGTCGAGGTTTGGAGTGGGGACAATCCCTTTCCCCAATTCTAACTAAACATATATAAACATTTCCTCCCACATTTTACCACCATTATTGGGTTCCTGATAGTATAAACCCCACTTTTTCCCTTCTGACGCTATCAGGAAGACCACTTTTTTACTATATCTAATTTCCAGATAAAAAAAGATAGGTTAAACAAAATGCGGGGGAGTCCTCGTAGAGGACCTTCAGGAGTATATCTTCAACGGAAAATTGTTTTATACCCCCATTTATTCCAACGAAAAAGTGTATTAGAATGACACTTTTATGAACGATAATATTCCCCATTCAACCGGACAATTCATGGTGGGAAAAGGTGGGAGTTATTAATCATATCTTTATAATCAGGTTTAACCTGACAAATAAGATATATAAGATAACTCATAATACTGTCAGATTATTAATGTATTATCGGAAAAAATCCGATAGGATAGTTATTTCCTTACATATAGTCCTGACATCATACACCACATTAAAACGTCCATTAATATATGGGGGATAATATAAATGGGGAAGAAATGATTAACTTATGAATGAGGACAACCCACCATCGTAGATGGGGGGAATTTGTTGTCCGGAGTGAATGAGTTAATCATTTCTTCCATTAATAATAGATAATCTTTCTTTCTCTATATTACAATATTCTTCTGATATTTCTGAACCTATGTAGTTTCTCTTTGTTAGTATAGATATTTTGGATGTTGTACCTGAACCCATAAAAGGGTCGTATATAATATCACCTTCATTAGACCAAGATAGTATATGTTTCTTTACTAGTTCTTCCGGGAATATTGCAGGGTGTTTGAATGCAACCTTATCATTTGTTGTATTTCCTCCACCCACATAAAAATCCCATACATTATAATCCGGGACCATCTCCTTTATATAATAATCATTCTCATTAAACTCCCCATCCTTATTTCTTGAGAACTTCTTTTTTCTATACGTCCTCTTATCATTACATTTGTTACTTCTAGGTCTTAATGATATATTCGTTGTATTTGGTTTACCTTTGCTTAATACAAACATATATTCAAAACTCTGCTGATATCTTGTTCCGGCGTTTGGTGGCGGATTTAACTTTCTATATATCATAGTGTCGTGCACATTAAAACCAATCTCATTAAAATATATCGCTTGCTTAAATGAACTTAACGTTTCTGACCCCTTTTTGGTCGCATCATTAACAACCCATACAACAACCCCACCTTGCTTGGTAACCCGGTATAATTCCCTTGCAATGTCCTCAAACGGAAACGAATATCCATTGTATGCTCTCAGGTCATCGTATGGCGGAGATGTTATGGTTAAATCAATAAAATTATCATCCATCCTTCCCATCGTTATTAAACAGTCCTCATTATATGTCTTATTTATTTCCATCACACACAATAATAATAAAAATATTGGAATAAGTTAATCATTTATTCCCTATATTTATGTATTATGGAAAACAAACTTAGAGTACTTAGAAGATTATATGCGATTGAGAATCTAATTGAATATAGGTTGGATGATTATACTGACATGATTTTGTCTAATAATGATTCTAGATTTTTTGGGTTATGTAATGAGAATGAAGATTATTTTTATGAAGTTGTTAGTAGGTGGGTTATGGAACAAATGTATTATAATCACTTTAGTGATATTGATGACACATCTGAAGAGTGGTCTGAAATATATAAAATGATGGAAATGTATATTGATACATTATATAGTAAAAAAATTAAAGACTTTTTTAATAATAAATGTAGTGGGAAATAGTTATTTCTCTATATTATTTTTATAATACTCCGCAATCTTATCGTAATACATTGTTTTAAAAAACTCTCTTAGTTCCTCTTCCTCATCATCTGTAATAATCATTTCCGGTTCTAATTCTCCTTCATCCCAATTTTCAAATATAGGGGAAATGTTATCAATATAAAAACCATCAATAACACTATCAATAAACCACTCAATACCTTTCTCTTTTAATCTTGTTTTGTAATAATTAAAAGTCCATATTGTTGATTCAAGAATAAGTTCATCAATGTCATTCAATCTTCTTACCACCATGTTGATGAGTTTTCTATCAACTTCTTCCTTTAATACTTTTCTTATTATTTGTTGTATACTCATTTCTCTATGTTATTTCCCCCGCCATCTAGTTTATCTGTAAATCCCATTAACTTGTCAAATGCCGGGTGTAATGATATCGGTTCCTTCTTTGTATCTCTCATTGCATCCCACGTGCTAGGTTTAACCTTCATATGGTTTTGAACCAAGTACTTTATCTCATCAATATCCGTTCCATCAAATGTTAATATCCAATCCTTAAATTGTTCCACATAATTCGTAGATTTGTTCTCGTGCCCGTATGCCGTTGGTTCCCCCGTTTTTGGATTAATACCATATGTATCCATCTTCCCCAAGTCATGGAATAGTGCCGCCATAATCATATTGACATCATCAGGATAGTGATGATATGCCCTCTTTATAACAACGAGTATATGTTTTAAACTATTTCCCTCCGGATGCCACTTCGGGTTTTGCTTTGCTCCCCATTGCTTAAATAACAACTTCTTTAATTCTTCCGGTAAAGTCCTAATTAACTCATTTGGCGTTGCAGGCAATTTTTCCTCACATATAAGGTTAATAACTTGTTTTATTCTCTGTATGTTTTCTTGTAGGTTCATATCTTAATTATTAATACATTTGGTGTTATTCCTATTGCCGCTGCGGTGCATAATCTTGTATTACCCGCAACTAAATGATATCTATTTCCAAACTGAATTATCATAGGTGGATTATAATCACCCGATTCCAAACTCTTTTTTAATTTGTTTGGGTTTGTTTTATTATACTTCTTTGCAATTTTTTCCACCGATTTTATATCTCCTTTATCTATTTCATTTGACTCCGTATTTTCCAACTTGGACCATATTGACTTTGTTAGTTTCTTTGGTTCCGCATTTTTAAATTTTTCTTTAACTTCCTTAACCGAAATATCAATATCTTCATCCCTTGATAAATCCTGAACAGCCCTTTCAATCTCATCCATTTCTGAATTGATATATGATTTGGTGGATTCATTAATCCCCATCATCTGTTTAATCCTATGTATGTTTTCTTGTAAGTTCATTTTACTTTTTTTTCTTTACACAATTTGGATATCTTTTACCAAACATTGTTTTCATCCCCTTTTGGGTATATCCCGCCCAACATCTTTCAGTTATTTCACCTTCATTCTGCTCTTCTTTACGAGGTTTATCTAGTTCGTTAACAGATTTTACAAATCTACGACATTTATCACTAACTCCACCCTTTTCGTGGTCGGTTATTGATATTTTAACCTTGTTGTAATTTATTGTAATGTTCGGATGATGGTTTTGTTGTTCAGCTATCTTCGCAACTTTATTAACAAAATCAATTGAATCATTAAACTCTTTGAATTTAAATGTTTTTTCCAATTTTTGCTTTGAGTCACCCCAACCTTTGGATTCGTTTACATCCATTACCATTTCCAATAATGCTTGTCTTATATTTTCTTGTAAGTTCATAATGATATAAATATCCTGTATATTTATAATGATATGAAATATATAATAACTGAGGAACAATTAAAAGGTATTAACAAAACAATTATTAAACTGATTGATACTGAAGGTATTTTTAAGGCTATTGATGTTGTTGGTGATTATGATACCCTTAAAGAACTATTGGGTGATTATGAAATACCTAGACAACTTAAGATTGATACTATAAAAGAATTTATGAGTCAGAGAGCAGCAACCGGATTTCACCTCGGTGAATTTGATGAAGAACCAATACCTTATTTTGAAAATAATGATGGCTATCATCAAATTGAATATTTGGGACCATCAAAAGCAATAATTAATGTGTGGGGTGGTTATAATGGTCAAACTGATTTGGGTGAATATGGAGTATCTTATGGAGATTTACCTGAAAAGTCATTAGATGACATAATCGAAATGTTAATCAACCATTACTAATGAAATATATAATAGACGATTTTAGTGAAGAGCAATTAATGAAAATTATTCGTAAATTTGTTCGTCACATATACGGAAAAGATTTAACTATGGTTGAGGATAGTGAAAGATATATTAAATTCTTTTCAGTTGGACCGGTACCACCATACCATAGAAATATGGCGGGTCGCTTATGGGTTTATGATGATAGATTAATAAACATAATTATGGACTTTTTTTCAACCGATTACGACCAAGCACTTGGTTTGGTTGCATTCTATTTCTCAAACAAATATGACATTAAAATAATGGATGCCAAAGTTCCATCTCACGTATTTTTTGGTAAAATAGATTATTCACGATTTGACGATGAGAATTACCATATTGAAGATGATGAAGATTAATTATGAAATATATTATAACAGAAAATAGTTTAAGGAGAGTTCAGTTTAAGTATTTGGATTACTTATTTGAGGGTATGCATGTAATTAAAATGCTTTCACCGGATGATAATATATTTTCAGGGCCTAATGCAATATTTTGGAAAAAAAATGATAGTATATTATTGGTACTTAGAATTCGCGAAAAAAATAAATTAGAAGTTACATATCCAATTTGGGAAGATATATCCAATATGTTTTCATTGGATTATTATGAAACTCAGGAACTTATGGAAGAATGGGCGGAACAACGTTTGGGGGTGGGAAAAGTCAAAGCCGCATCGGTTGATTTTTTTTAATAAATTAAAATTATGAAATACATTATAACGGAAGAACAAAACTATTATTTAAGAAGATTACGTATTATTGATAATTTAATTAAAAGTTCTCTTGAAATGTTTGATTTATGGGGAATTAAAAAAATAGATGTTGATTATATGATTAAATTTCTCACAACAGATGTTACTGAATCTTATTTTTTTAAATTCAGTGACGACATTTATGTTGGCGGTGAGGAATATGATGAATTAACCGATTTTGTTGAATCGTATTTAAATAGTAGTTGGAGAGATAAACTTGAAAAAATAATAAAAAGTAAGAAAGGAAAATGAAATACGTTATAACTGAAGAACAACAAAAAAGTTTAAAAAACCATATGTTAGAACTTTTAAATTATAGTTTTAAAGATAGTAATATTGTTTGTGAAATAAAAGTAACCGATGTTGAAGAAGATGATGATGATTATAACGACGGATTAAGATATGATATTTACGTTTTCATTAACTCCTCGTTCACTAGAGCTGTCGGCATTTACGGATATAAAGTTGCAACACAAAGAAAAATAGATTCCTTAATGGAAGATTGGTTTGGATTAAATAAAAACGAATATTACGTTTCAATTTCCGCTAAAGATTGTTAATATGAAATACATTATAACTGAAGAACAAAATTTAAGATTATTCAAAATAATGGAGAATCTTATGTTAGAAAAATTTCCTGAACTTGAATTTCCTTTAGTAAAAAAGAATATTCCATCAATAAGTAATCGTGGATATGGCTCATCTTTAGATGACTATTATCTAATTACAACATCATACAAAGATGAAGATGGTGAAACTTGGTTTAAAGAATTTGATGGTAGAGACCTTTACCAAGATTCCAAATGGGAAGTTAATGATAAATTAGAATTACTTCTTGATACGTTTGATGAAGAGTTTTTTATGGATTTCGTCAAACATTATTTTAACATAGACCTTAGAGAAAAAGGTAATAAAAAATATGATTGGGTTTTTAGATAATTATACAATATGAAATACATTATAACAGAAGACAAATTAAAAAAGTTTCTAAAAAGACAATTTGGAGTTGATTTGACCGGTGATGTTGAAATGATTACTTCAGTTCATCAAATTCCTTCAGTATTTGCTAGATTCTTCAGCACAAGTGAAATTACTCGTCATTTGAACCATTATGGACCAATGTATACAGTAAGAATAAATAAGACTGGTGAAACGTTTTTAATTCAGGATAAAGGTGGTAATGAGTTGTATATTTATACAAGCCTTGGTTATAGAATTAATGAAGAAATTTTTTTTGAAAGGATTGGAATGGAACCTATTATATCTGTTATGGATTTGATAGACCAATATTATAAAGAGGAAGATTAAACGTAAACGGGCACATTATTCTTTTCTTCTTCAGTTGGTGGAAATGCATAATATACGTTAAATAAACTATAGTGTGGTTCAAAACCTATATTTTCGGCTAACTCCTCAATTTTTTGACTTAAAGCATATGGTTGTCCTTGATAACTTTTATCTATAAAACCTCTATCAATCTCACTTCCGTAATATAAAAACGTCTCTTCTTTTCTTGAATAATTACCCCAATTCTTACTTAGTTTCGTAAAGTATTCAGGTTTGATTTCTATTAGTATTCTTGCACCCCAAGTGTGTTTAGTTAATTCCCGATGGTGTTCCGTCTCTTCTTTTAATTCAATATAATAAACTCCCTCAACCCAAGGATAATCTCCTTTGTTTAAGATAATTTTATTTATCATCTTACCTAAAACTTCCTTTGATTGAGAATCGTCCTCTCTTAATACTTTTCTTATGGTTTCTCTTAAATTCATTATGATTTTTTCTTAATTAATGAGAAGTAATATCTCATAGTGTTAAACTTATCATCAGGTTCTACTATAAGTAATGGTTTATTATCATACATTGAATCCAATTTTTCTTTGATATCAACCCAATCTAAACTAGGAAACCAAGTAGCATAGTTTTTTAATAAATCGTTCCAAGTTTTAAATGAATCACTAAAACCATTACCCCCGTTTCTGTCAGCATGTTTCCAAAATATATATGTGGTTCCTTCTTCGTCACCACTCTCATTATAAAAATTTGAAATATATTCCGCAATATCACTACCATACTTTTCCTTTAAATAATTTGCAATTTTTTTTTCTGCATCATGAAACTCATCATTATCTAAATGTGTATGTGTTGAATCAAGTATTTCATATGCTGTGTTCTTACAAGCCCACCAAACAACTACCGCAACTACTTTTTCTAATTTAAACGATTGAATTGCAAACTTTCTAAGATAATTAATTATCTCTTCATCTGTATATCTATTTCTTCTTCTTACAAATAAAGGTATTTCACTTTCTTCTTTTATTATTGATTCATCTATATTTTTACAATTTGGACGTGAACTACCATAGATATCAACTATAATCCCAAATGTATCAATTATTAAATCTTGAAGTTCATTCATAATTTTTTCTTCTTTGTTATGAACTGCCATAGTCTTCGGCCAATTTTTTGAGCCATGCCCCGAATCAAAATAAAGTGTAACTTTGAACCTTTGATACCTTTCTCCTGAATTTTTTGTTGCAAACTTTCCTAACTCTAACTTATAATCACAGATGTATTCTTTTTCTTCACTACTCCTTAAAAAATACTCTATCAGTTTTTTGAGTGGTACTGATAAATTTTTCTTTTTTTCCTCTTCTTTTAATACTTTTCTTATGGTTTCTTGTAGATTCATATTATTAATAACTTTCTCCCGTTCCTTCATAAATTAATTTTATACATTTGGATGGTATATTTTCAAATGTAAGTATATGATATTCATAATCCCCACCTCTATAATGTTTATCTTTATACCAAGTAACTTCAGCACAATCTGTATTAATCAACCAAACATCATCATCCCAACTAGAATCAAACCAATAATTTTCATTTTCAGAGTCAGTCGCAAAAATTGCTGGTTCACATTCTTCCTCACTAAAATTTTGTGAATAAGTTTTATAACAATCACCTACCGATGCTTGTAATCCTGTTTCAAGAATATTTTCTCTCCAAATAGGGTTTGATTTATGAATAACAAATCTATTAGGAAAATATTCATCACCCGCTGGCGAATATGTCTCTTCCTTTAATATTCTTCTTATGGTTTCTTGTAGATTATTTTTGTCTATTAACATTTCGTTAGGGTCAACACCCAATTCTTCTAAACTCCACAATATTTGGTTATATTTACCATCATAAATCTTTTTAACTAAATCATTTCTGTATGGTTCAGGGTTTGCGGTTTTTGTAATTGCATTGTAAATCCAACTATCCGGTTTCGCATCTAAAATATTTTTTAGTGTAATTAAATGAACGTATGGTTCTTTTAACCATTCTTTATAAGTTTTGGAGCTTGGGTCACCATCAATTGCTGGTGTTACAAACACCGCACCCACACTTATAAGTTTGTCAACATCAAACGGGAGCCTATCCTCGTAAGGAATAGTATTTCTAGTCTCATCATAGTCATAAACTCTATCGTCTTCCTTTAATATTCTTCTTATGGTATGTCTTATATTCATTAAGTGTTAACTTTTATCATATTATAAAAATAATTGGTAATTCCTTCAAAACTTTTTAAATTCTTTTGTTTCAAATCATCTCTTGTTTTGGAAATTAAATTTTCAAAATGTCGTAAAGGCACGCTACTATACATCGCGTTTATTTTTCTATCATCATCCTTATCTATTAAACCAATTTTAATAAATTCCCTTAATTTCCTTGTCGCAAATTCATCGGCAATTATCTCAACTTCTTTCATTGCTTTGGCAGCGTCCTCAACACTTACCTCACCCAAATAACATTCATACATTTTATCATCACCATATTTTTTATATTGATATTGGTGTGCGATTTCGTGAGCCACCACAAATAAAAAAGACGATAATGGGTAATTAAAAATTGTTTCATTAAAGAGAACCCCATTATGTAACGCCAACCCCATCGCCGGAAATTTAAATTTGGAAACTTCTATCTTTTTGCAGTTTGAATTCTCTATAAATGATTTAATTTCGTCTATATATATTTCTGTTTCAGGATAAGTTGACATAATCCTATATAAGAATGGTCTAATTCCTTCCGTTTCTTCCTTTAATACTTTTCTTGTGGTTGATTCTTTTATATTAACCGGAGTATCACAATCTAATCTTATTACGATTAGTTCAAGATGTGGTAAATAATCATTGATATTTTTACTTACAATATTTTCCATGTCGTGATTATGATAATCACTTTGAAGAATAACAAGATAATTTTTAATAATTTCACCATCTCCTGACTCATAGTCAATTACCCTAACTTGGACTCCGCATAAATGCTTAATATCCATACTCAAGACAATATCTTCAATATATTTGCACCACCTATCCTCCTTAAACTTATTTACCTGTGCTTCTGTTATAATGTATTTCATTTTATTAATAGTTAAAATTATACGCACTCATCTTCTATTGTATATCTATAATATTCTTTAACATCCTTCCCCATTTTTTCCTTAATAACATTTTTTATATATAAACAAAGGGGAGCAAATAATTTATTTTGCCAATCATTAAAGAAGTTTAACAAATAAGTTTCGGCAGAACTTGTTGATACCACTTCTAAATACTCGTCCTCAGTTTTAAATTCGCAAGGATAGTAAAGGTCAGTACCCTCATCAACTATCTCCCTAATCCACACTAAATCATCTCTAGTTCTACGAAGAATTTGTAACATTATTTCTTGAGATTCCGTTATTATAATTTTCATCTTTTATAAATATCAAAAGATTAACTTATGGTTAAAATAAAATAATATACACCATCTACCTACCTTAAAGATATTTATAATATAGATAAATAGTGATGAAAATAGGTATATAATTTTTACATTAAACTATCCATATGAAAGTATTAAAAACTATAAAAAACTTCTTTGATGGTCTATTATTTTCTAAGGAGCATATTGAATATGAAATAATGAAGAGATTTCTAAATGGGAAATAATATCACTAAAAATTTGTACTACGCGGCATTCTGCACGCACGTGAGGACTCGAACCTACCATCTTCGGTTTTGGAGACCGATGTTCTACCAATTGAACTACGCACGCATTTTATTTTATAATTTTATCTCGAACCTACCCCTCATAATTTCCAACTTATTATCCGGGACTCCGTGTTCGTTTACACCTCCGTGTCTATTCTCCACAACAACGTGAAAAACTATGTATCCGTATTTTCTTGCAATTATCTCATAAAACCTCATTTCCCATTCTTGGGTAAAGGTATTTGACACAACAACTGTGTTATAAAATAAACGGCGAAATAAACTTGGGTGCATTGCTTTATGAACTTTTCTTTTACAATCATTATGGGCGTCCTTTATTTTGGTATAATCAAATTTATATTCGCCATCTTTAATGAAGAACATATCGGCTTCAATGTGAAGTCCACCTAATGTTTTTGCAAATGTGCTTTTACCTGAGCCGGGGGCGCCTCTCAATAATGTTAGTTCTTTCATATTAATCTAATTGTTTTTGGTTTAACGTGTTGTACCGGTGTTCTATCAAGGGTCACCTGAAAACCCCAACTTGGGATAAAATCATTATATCCCAAGAACTGACAGGTTCCTACCCATCTTTCACCTTTTTCGGTTTCTACGGATATTCTTTTACCCATAAATTGTTCCCTCATTTTCTCTATTTGTTCCTGTTGTATCATAGAACAAAGGTAAGGTATGTTTGATTATCCGCCAAATTTAATATAAATCTTCTGAGAATAATCTGTTCTCAAAATCTATTTTGTGTCCGTTTGCGGTGTGAATTTTGGCACCCTCTTCTCTATCTACAAATCTGTTTTTACTTGTAAGGAATCCCTGTATATGTTCACCGGAACAGTCTTCACCAATTTCACAAGTTCGTAAACCTGTTATTGAAGTCATTGTATACATACATTGGGCGTGTCTATGTCCGCAGAATACTAAACCCCTATCACAATTAACGGGTCGTATCATCGCTTCACTTGGAAGTTCTTTTTTTAATGGTATATTTAAATACCAAATCGCGGCACAGAGGATATATTCTTTCATAATTTATTCTTTTACATAGTCCATTGTTTCTCTCATTTTGGCAATTAACGCCTCCAAACTTTCAGTGTTTAAATACAATCTACCCTTATAATCCGTATCATCAATATCTTTAAACTCCAACGTAATCCCATCAAACTCAGGTGTTGGCTGAATCCTTATATCTTGTTCTAGATGTGTTGTAATCTCTGTTTTAATCCAAACTTTATTTTTCATATTATTTATTTTTTAATTGTTCGTGAGTAAGGGGGTCTCCACAGTCAACACAAGTATAGATTATTGTAAAGTAATCACCTTCATTGTGCAAGGTTTTATTAATAAAAGCCCCCGGTTCTTTTACATACTTGTTTGGATAAAAATAAGTTCTACTTATCGGTTTATGTTGGTTACAAAAGTCACATTTTCCAATTTCTATATTTCCACTCATATTATTTAGTTTTTAGTCGTTATTTACAATGTTATCAAAAACTTTTCTCACACCCCACTTCACTATCTCCCAAATTATTATTGTTAGTATTATTATCTTCATAAAAAAATATTTTTGTGGACTCACTTGGGCTCGAACCAAGGACTTCAAAATTATGAGTTTTGCACTCTTACCTACTGAGTTATGAGTCCAAATAAGGAAAACAGAAGATGGGTCGGTGGACATCTGTTTTTATGATTGGCATTACTCTGTATTTGAAGGATTACCCTATTACCCCTCCGAATAGATAACTGTTTCTAATGTTACCACCATTATCTACCTTTCCCAATCAACCTAAAAATTTATTCGGTTTCATAACTATACATAATACCACTATCATATACAATACAATATAACATATGACTTGACACCTCAGGTTTGAATTTTTTCATCATAAAATGACATTTTTCACCTTCACCATTGATACATTTCCAATCATACGTTACGTGAGTTTCATATGTTGTTTTTTCCGGTGCATCATAGGTTCTGTATTTCTTTTCACCAATGGTAAGAGACCAATCTTTTAAAATTACAAACATTTCTTTTGGATTATCGGTCGCAACTGTTTTCCATTCCTCTCCCGTCCATTCACTTTTAGTTGCTTGAATAACTCTGTTAAAATCTTGAGAATAACTAAATAAAGTTAAGAGTAGACCGACTACCATGAGTGTTACTTTTTTCATATTGTTTTTTTTAGTAGTCCGGAGAGGAATCGAACCTCTATATACAGATTAGAAATCTGTCATTCTATCCGTTGAATTACCAGACCGATTAATGATACACAAATATAAAACAAAAACCCGAACCATCAAAGTCCGGGTCTAATTATTTTAAAAAATAAATTTATTAACCAAACTCTTCTTCAAATAGTGTTGTTGTTATATTTTTTCGTTCGTTATATGTGTGATGTAATTCTGCGGTGTTATTTCGCATATTAAATAAAAAAAATCCTTGAGAACCTTCATCTCTTTCCCACCCACGAAAATTGTCTTCTAATGCTCTTTCACACCAATCTTCAACCGTACCTGTAACCGGAACACCATTTTCAAACCTATCTTCCATATATCCGCTACCATCCGAACCATTATATCTTAACTCCATAATAGGTTCAACATCGGTAGATTCTTCTCTAATTGAATTAAATACATCTATACCTATGTCATTGTCTTTTGTTGTAAATTCTAAACTATTTCCGTCTGATGCCTCTGTATATACCATATAATGAATTAATCTAATTTCACTATTTATCCTATCAATTTCTATCTCAATTCTACCATAATCAATATAATCAGGAAAATCTATTTTATCTTGGTTTCTTTCTCCAGCAATAAGAATCTTTTTAATAATTGGTATTAATCCTTCGGGTACTTCGACATAATAGTTGTTGTAAAAATTTGTAACTCTATCAAAATTAATATCTGATGTTTTATAAACTTCATAACTATATTCAAGTTCAACAATTTCAATATCTCCTTGACTTAATTCATATGATTCAAGATATCTTGAGATTTTTCTAAGATATTTTTTATCTTCCGGTGATAAAATTGACATACTTTGTTCCATAAATTATAAATATCATCTAAAGATGTCTTTTATTTATATTTCTTTAAGAATGTATTCGTGAGCAGAGTCCGAGTTTGATTGAAATAACAATCTCATCTTTTCCGCTTCCGCATAATCTTCAAACTCTAACACTTCTGAGTGACTATCTATTATTACCACAGGTACTTTAACCCCCTTTTGGTTTAATTCCATTTTTTTAATTATTATCCACATATTTTTTAGTTTGTTTTTTTAACATTTCTTCCATCCATCTTGCACCCGCAACGAATGCTCTTGTTGTGTAATTTCCTTTGTTATTTTCGGTTGAATCATAAAACCCCATAATGTCTGCAGCCTCAACAATTACCCTATCTTCAATCTCTTTATATTTCTCGATAATGTTTGCGATTGCTTCATTAACAGATATATTACCACTAAAAATTTCTCCACACCCATTACACAATACTTCCGTAACAGGTCTATCCTCTCTACTAAAATCATAGTTATAATGTAAATTCTCTTGTTCTCCGCACTTTGGGCATTTGTATTTCATAATTAATTGTTTTTAGTTTCTAACAAATAATAATAAATTTTGAATGCTTAATCAATAAATTAGGTGGTGAAAAAATAAAATTTAAATAATAAAGAAGTGTTAATCTTCTTTTTCTTTTATAATTTCTTTAAAATACTCGCCGAACTTTGTTCTTAACATTTTAATAAGTTCCGTCTCATTCTCTAGGATATATCTACCATATAATGGGACAGCCCATTCATTGTATAATCTTTTAGGTAGCACATAAAAATTTCTATTATACATATATCCAATCGCGCAACTTGTAACACCATTAGTATAGTAAATTACTCCTGCATTAATTGGTATTGTATTAAAATAACCCTTACTAACTTCTTTTTTAACTACTTGAGGTTTATTTTTTTTACTTTTGGTTGAACTTTTCTTTATTTCTTTTTTATACTTAGATTCGACAGAATCTATTGACACTATTTTTGTAACAATAGGTTTTTCAATTTCTTTTTTGGGTTTAATCTTTAAAAAAGTCCCGGTTAATAATTTTTCTCTAAGGGTCATTTCCTCCTTTGTTAATAATGCAACCGGTTTTATTGTTACAGGAACATACAAGGCAATTTGAACTTCATCTCCATTAAACTCCTCACCAACATTATTTACGTATGTATTAATAATTAATGGGGCAATTCTATTGTCGTATAATGGAAATGGTGAATTAGTATTTAATATTGCATTTTCAAATTCCCTTTGGTAAAATTTATTTTCATCAATTCTTTCATAATATTGCTCCATCATAATATTTCTCCCACCAACAGGCATTAACACCTCAATTTTTTCACCCTTAAGATACCTTTCCCTTCTCATCCATAAGTCTTTAAACTCCCTTAAAGTACTATCCAACCTATAAAAACATTCTCTAACATTTTTTTCCGTATTTATTTTTATTGAACCAACTTTTTTATAGTCCTCATGTTTCTCATAAAATTCATATACCTTTAAACTATTCTCGTATAACACCATAGAATCTTCCGCAGTAGGACAAGTGGTATTATTACCAAAAAAATCTTTGCACTGAGAATATACCAAATTTGATATAAAAAATAAAAACACAATAATAAAAAGTTTTTTCATATTATTTCATCTTTAATGGATTTATGGTTGGCCTATTAGTCCTATATAATCTACGTATTTTCCTTTCGTATTTCTCAGTACTTGGTTTGAACTTATGTTTTGGTATTACATAACCGTATGGAGATATGTGTCTTGGAACAACATGACCGTATGGTGGTCTATAAGTCGTGCAACCATATAAAAAAATAACTATAATAATTAAAATTAGGCTTTTTTTCATGGTTTTTCTTTACTATAATTATCTGTAAATTTTAGTTTATATTTACATTTTATATTTTTTTATTATTAATAATTTCCCATAAAATTTCGTATCTTTATGAACTATTTATAACGCAAAAACCACTAATCAAATGGAAGAAAAAAAAGTTTATATTGGAGTTTACGATAAAGAAAATCTTTTCGCAGTAATGGAATGGTTAAGTGCCGACCAAATTGATACCAAAACTATTGATACATTTCACGACTGCGGATATATCCTAAAAACAATAAAAAAAAAAGAATATTTAAATTTTATTGAAAAATCCGGATTGGAGTGGGAAGATATAGATGATTTGGAAATTCCCGAAATTTAATTTTGTTTTTTATTTTTTTTATGTTTACCTTTGTTAAAAGATATCAAATGGAAATAATATTAGCATCAATAATTATAATTTTATTTGGGATTTGTATTTATGGAATAATAGACACCATTAAACAAATCAATAAAAAAGATTAATATGGAAATACAAGATTTAAAACCTATTTTAACCTCATTGATACCTCAAATTGAAATGAGAATAAAAGATATTAAATATATTGGAGATGAATCGGATTTGGGAAATGAAATTGGATACACAATAGGTAAAGTTATTAATTTCAGTGAAGAAGATACAGAAAGTTTTATTCACGGGATTAGACACGGAATTAGTTTAACTAATGGGACTCACTAAAATTAAAAACAATATATGAAAATTGAAACATTAAAGAAATTAATTGAATTGGAAATCACTCAATGTGAAACTATGTATGAATTTAAAGAAAAGGTTATCGCACTTATCGATATGTTTGAATTTGATTCACAGACATCTAATTTAATTAACGATTCCACCGAGGAAATACCATATCACCAAATTTGCGGTTGTAACCCTATTAACGGTGGTAGTGGAGTTTGCGGTTGTATGATGGGAAATAAAATGGTTAAAAAATACTTTAAACAAGAAATACACGGAACGGATAATTCCATAATAAATAAAACACCTTAAAAAAAATGAAAGAACTAATAAAACTTTTAATTCTAACAATTTTCTTAACAGGAAATTTAAACGCTCAGGTAACAAATTTGGGCGAAAACGTAAACTCAATATATGATGAGATAAGACCGCTCGTATCTGCGGATGGAAAGACCTTATTCTTTATTGTTGAGGGGAATCCATTAAACCCATATAAAGACGGTCAAGACGTTTGGTTTAGTGAAAAAACTGATTCCGGAAAATGGGGAAAATCGGTGAGACTCCCAAACAATATAAATAGGGATAGATACAACGCCATATTTTGGTGTTCTCAAAATGGCGATAAATTATTAATTAAAGGTAATTATGATGCCCTAAATGGAAAAATAAAGAGAGGATTTTCAATGATTTATAAAACCAACAATGGTTGGTCTAAACCAAAACCTTTAATTATAAATGATTATTCTCAAATTTCAAAAGGAGAATATTGTGGCGTTACATTATCTCCGGATGAGAAAGTAATGATTTTATATTTTTCAAATGAAAAAAATGATGTCTACAATGATTTATGGGTTAGTTTTTTAGACACAACAAAAATGGTTTATTCGACACCCGTTAAATTATCAATTAGCGAAGATGATTGTGATGAGATTAGTCCTTATATCGCGCAAGATGGTAAAACACTATACTACTCAACAAATAATTTAAATGGTTTAGGTAAATATGATATTTGGATGACTAGAAGATTAGACGATACTTGGTTGGAGTGGTCGACACCCGTAAACATTGACACTCCATTTAATGGCCCTCAATGGGATGCATATCTATCAATTAGTAATGATAGAAAAACCGCATACTTTTCACGTTCAACCGGAAAAAACATAGACATTTATAGTGATACATTAAAATTTGAATTTAGACCGGAAGAAACAAAAGAAGAATACATAACATCTATTAAAGATACAACGTTTATTCACGACACAATAATAGTTACAAATATTGAACCGTGTGATGAAATTGATACAATGAGTAACGAACAATTAATAAGAGAAATTGAAAGAACTAAGATATTATTTGATTTTGGAAACTCAGCACTAAGAAGTGATGCTTATAAAAAATTAGATTATGTTGTTAGATTATTAAATAAAAATCCTAATATGTTTATTGAATTAAACGGTCACTCCGATGCAATCGGTAACCCTGAAAGGAATTTAAAACAATCAAAACAGAGAGCATTGTCCGCAAAAGAATATCTTATTTCAAGAGGTATTGATAATAGTAGAATGACTGCAAAAGGTTATTCAAATACTAAACCAATCGTAGATAATATGAGTGAAGAAGGTAGACAATTAAATAGAAGAGTAGACATTAACGTTTTAACAAAATAAAATTATGGAAAATAAAAAAACAAACGAGACACCACCATTTGTTAGTGATGACTTTCAAATAGGCCCTAATGGAGCATTTGAAATGTTTGATATTGATAAAGAAAAATTATACAAACTCTATATGGAGTGGGTAGATGATGTTACGGAAGAATGTGATTGGAAAACTCACTTTGAGGCTAAGGAGATTGTATATGCAATTGCAAAAATCTTGGAAACAAACCCTGAATTAATTTACAATGACACCACAAGAGGCTTATAAAAACTATTATAGATACTGTAGAGATACGGAAACTTGGACTTCTGATTTTATTAGATATAATCTCAAGAAGAGTTGGATTGACTATGAGGAGTTTAATTTTCAGGAGTTCAAGGATAAGATATTAACTGATGATAAGTTTAATGAGCGGTGGGGTAATGGTTGCAGAGAAGAATTAAAAAAATAAATTATGACACCAAAAGATGCGTACCAACTCTATCGGAGTTATTATTATAATAATCAATGGAAGTGGGATGATGTTAGTTATTACCTAAAAAATACCCTCATTGACTATGAGGAATACAACTTTGATGAGTTCAAGGATAAGATATTAACCGATGATAAGTTTAATGACCGGTGGGGTAATGGATGCAGGGAAGAGTTAAAAAAATAAGTTATGATTAAATTTATTAAAAAATTATATAAAAAGTGGGATGATTGGGAAAATGAAGAAATAACAATCAATCTTGGTTATGATTACATTACAACCAATAATTGTACGGTACAACTTTTTATATTAGTTATTTTACTAATCATAATAATTTATAATTGGATATAACAATAAAACAATAAAAAGCTATGGATAAAAGAGACCAAATAGAATCATTACTTAATATGGAAGACCCAATAACAAAAAGAAATTATATGTCTTGGGATAAGGGAGATTGTTCAGTAGTAGGTTTATGTGAAATACTATTATCGCAAATTATTAGAGAACATAAACAAGAAAATGGTGAGTGGTATAACACTGATTATGATGAAATAAAATTAAGATATGATTAATAGTAGAGTAATAACACAATTCCAATTCCCCAAGGAACTGATAGACGAACAAAAACATATAATGGGTGAGGAACAACTTTCCGCAATATTAAACAAACAGCTCATAGAAAGATTTGTGAATGAGATGTTGTCTACCCGTTTACAGGATATAAAAACAGAAGAAGTTATTGACTCCGATGGCAAGTCAACTTTACAAATGAAAATGAATCTATACATCTTTAATAAAGAGGAACTTACCAAGTTAATTGAAGATGTGGAGAAGCGTGTAATCTTAAATAACTTTATTGAATCAGTTGAAAATAAAAAATTATGAATATAGACAAACAATATCAAAAACTACTTCAGGATATAATCCACAATGGAGTTGAGAAGAAAGACAGAACTGGTACAGGAACCATAAGTGTTTTCGGTAGACAAATCCGCCACAAAATGAGTGAGGGATTTCCGTTGATTACCACCAAAAAAATGGCGTTTAAAACTATGGTGACAGAACTACTATGGTTCTTGCGTGGTGATACATCTATCAAATATCTTGTTGATAATGGATGTCATATCTGGGATGGTGATGCTTATAAGAACTTTGAGAAACAATGTGTTACTGGAACAGGAAAGAAAATGACGCAGGAAGAATTTATCAACTTTATTAAAACCGATGATGAGTTTGCTAAGAAGTGGGGGTCACTCGGAAAAATTTATGGGTTTCAGTGGCGTAATTGGGGTAAAGATTTCAAACAAATACCAAACGAAACTGGTGATAAAGTTTATGATATCACAACAACGGGAATAGACCAAATCGCAAACCTAATCTCTGAACTCAAAACAAATCCTGACTCAAGACGATTACTTGTGTCAGCGTGGAATGTGGAGGATGTTGAAAGTGGTAGTATGGTACTTCCACCCTGTCATTATGGATTTCAAGTATATACAAGAGAGTTGAGTGAAAGTGAAAGATATGATTTATGTGCTGCACAGAAAAGCAAGATGACCGCAATATCAGAAGAAGATTACATTAAATATAATATCCCAACCAGAGCAATCTCTTTAATGTGGAATCAACGCAGTTGCGATTTTCCGCTTGGGATTCCCGCAAACATAATGTCATATGCATTATTATTAACGATGTTTGCTAAACAACTTAATATGGTTCCTGATGAACTAATTGGAAATTTGGGTGACTGTCACATATATTTAAACCAAATTGAAGGAGTTAAAGAACAATTAACAAGAGAACCATACGAGTTACCAACAGTAAAATTATTGGATAGGGTTGTAAATGATATTTCAGAATATACTTTGAATGATATTATTTTAGAGAATTATCAGTCACACCCAAAAATATATTTTCCATTATCTAATTAATTTTAGGTATGGACTTTAACTTTTCTTATTATGAAGATATTTATAATAAAGAAAAAGTTTATGATTGGAATATATAGAATTAAAAACAAGTTAAATGATAAGTGTTATTATGGTTCGTCAAAAAATATAGAAAAAAGATGGAAAACACACTTAAATCAATTAAGAAATAAAAAACATATAAACTGTATTTTGCAAAATGCTTGGAATAAATATGGTGAAGATAGTTTTATTTTTGAAATTGTTGAAGAATGTGAATTAGAAAATTTATTTGATACCGAACAAAAATATCTAGATACTTGTGGTGATTATAACATTGGGTTGAAAGCCAGCGGAGGTGATAATATAAGTAAAAACCCAAATAAAAATATAATAGTTGAGAATATAAGAAAAGGTAGTAAAATTTGGAGAGATAGTTTATCCGATGAAGAAAGAAAAGAAAGATTTTCAAAACCTTTAGATAGAAATCCAAATTGGAGGGGAGGTAGTTCTTTTATATATTGTGACTGTGGAAAAAGAATTGGTTACGGTCACACTCATTGTCAAAAATGTAGACCAAGAAACGGTGAAAATAATCCATTTTTCGGTAAAAAACATTCTCAAGAATTTTTACTTAAACTTAAAGAAAAAATGATTGGTAACATACCACAAAATAGATTACCTGTAATAATAAATGATATTGAATATGAAAGTTATAAAAACGCTTCCGAAAAATTAAATATACCTTTAACCACTATTAGATGGAGGGTTAGAAGTAAAAATCCAAAATATAAAAACTATTACTATAAAGGAGAAGAAAAAATATTTTATTCAAAAGAAGAACAGAAAGAAAGAATTAGTAACCCACAAAAAGGAAAACAAACAAAATTTAATAAACCATTTTTAATTGATGATTTTGAATATAGAACATTGAAAGATGCGAGTGAAAAATTAAACATTCATCCTATGACAATTAAAGGAAGATTAAAATCATCAAAATTTGACAATTACAAATATATAGATTAACCAATGGAAATTAAAAAAATTACATATAATGATGTTGAGGATGAGTTTAAAGAACTCAAACCTGACCTATTAGATAAACACGCCACTTACTACGGATGTTTAATTAAAAATGAATTGGTTGGTGTTGTTTCTTATGTGGAACACGAATCTGTAATTTACTTATGTCATGCGTATGTTAAAGAAGAACACAGAAATAAAGGTATATATAAACTCTTATGGAACTACCGGGACTCAAAGATAAAAGACACAGATAAAACAGTATACGCCCACTGCAATGTTGATAGCCTAAAACATTTTATAAATAATGGTTATACAATAGAGAAGGGATTATTCAAAGTAGTTAAAATAAAATAAAAAATGGAAAACAATAAAATTGGTTCGGATATTGAACCGGAAGATAAAGTTTGTTATAATTGTGAACACCTTGCTTGGTTGGTTGGAATAGGACAGGGATTAAGGTGTTTAAACCCAAATAAAAAAAAGAAAAATGAAATGATTCCAAGTAGCAAACATACTTGCGAGTTATTTAACCCTAAATCAAAAAAAATATAAATTATGAAGTATCTATTAATTTTATTCCTATCAGTTTTATTGTTTTCTTGTAAAAAAAACAG